CATTGTTGAGCTGGAGGAAAAAATCGAAGATGCCAGACTTAGGCGAGATGCAATTAAGCAGCAGGCAATTACTCTTGAGAATATTTACAAAATCATGGTGAATTTCGACTGTGTTTATATTATAGAAACTTACCACAGTCTAACCACTTCTAAAACCCTGCAATTGCGCTGTTTTCAGAGTAGTTAGAAGTGGATAAATACCGAGAAATGTAGGTAACTCGTGCATTATTTCTATACTACTCATACATCTATATTCCTATACAAAGTCAGCCTCCTCGTTGTGCTGAGTGCCTTTGTTGGTGCTACCACTTCGGGGAGGCTTTTCTTTGTTTTTACAAGCTATTTTATTTTTTCAATTTCGTCTTTCAACCACTCAAATTCTCTCTGGGTATAAACCTTTTCAGTGATGTCAGAGATCTTGTGACCGACCATATATTTGATTGCGTACTCGTCAACGCCGTACTTCTTAGCCATCGTCACAAAATGTTTACGACCATCATGCGGTCTATGCTCAGGGTTCAAATTCAATTCGTCTCGAATCATACCAAAGCCTTTTTGGTATCGAGCATAAGTAAGTGCAGTGTTTTTGCTACGAGCATTCGGATTAACATAGTTGAGCAGATACAGACTTCCAAGTTCCTGAGCCTCTTTATATTTTCGCTCAACCAAATGACGAATCTTCGAGTGAATTGGAACGACACGATCGGTACCAGCATCAGTTTTGATACCGCCTCGAAAAGTCCAGTTTTCCAAATCTACATTTTTTAGTTCAAGCAAACCAAGTTCTTGGGGTCGCCAACCAGAATAGCACTGAATGAGCAGGACATCTACAAGCATTTTATCATCAGCGTGTTTCCAAAGCAAGTCCATCTCTTCGTCCGTAAAAGAAATATGCTCGTTCTTAACTGTGACGATTTCTTTGATTGTTTCCTCACTGAGGTTAAAAGTTCGCGAATAGTTCCGGTCAACAAGCTCATACTCCAAGGCATAATCCAACATCAAGTTAAACAAAGACTTAATCTGGTTCTTCATGGATGCACTTGGTGTCTTCTCTTCGCCTCGAACCTTCGATATGCCTTCATCCATACAACCTTTTACATGACGAGCGCGGACATCTTTGACTCGCATATCATATACGGCCGAGCAATACCCCCATGCTGAAGCTACCGAACGAGTGCTTTTAACTGTCTTCTCGTATTCGGCAACCCATTTCTCGTAAAGCTCTTTCATAGTAATAGACGGTTCAAGGTCGTAAGGGTTCTTATTGTACTCGACGAGAGCAGCGTATGCATCGTTGTATGTTGGAAAATAGGACTCTGGTTTAAGAGGCTTGCAGATAGGTCGTCCGTTCGAATCCTTTCCAACACTTATCATAGCTCGAAATGGATTGCGGAGATTCCGATTTTTGATCTCACTAATCTGCCCGAAACCGTTTGGCAGTCTACGACGTTTGTTGTTCTTATTTCGAGGTTTTCTTGGCTTTATATTTGGCTGCAATGGAAACCCACAGTGAGGACAAGAAACTGCTTTGTCGCTTACTTGTAATTCGCATTCAGGACATTTTATCAGCATTATTATCACCTTCCCCATTGATTTGCTATTAGTAATCATATATCATAAGTGTAGGAATGTCAACTCCTACATTCCAACTTTTCTTATTAGTTTAGGGAGAAATGAGATATGATTAGTGATAACCAATCAATTTGCCCCAAATGTGGAGGGCAGCTTAAATACTACGATCATGTTCAAAGATTGGTACGGACGAAATTCGGAAACAAAAAATGGGTAGCTATTAGAAGACTTCGGTGCTGTAAATGCCATGCAGTTCATCGAGAGCTTCCTGACTTTATATTTCCGTATAAACAGTATGAATCAGACATTATTATCGGCGTGCTCGAAGGTCTTATTACTTGTGAAACTTTGGGGTTTGAAGATTATCCTTGTGAAATGACTATGATTCGCTGGCGCTTGTTTCCACCGAGGTTGTTTTTACTAACAGCTGTTCCTAACCTAAAATAGCGATTGAAAGGAGGCAAACGCCAATGGAAGAAATTATATTTGCATCGGGGTCTGTCCCGGTGGCAGTTGCAGCACGAGTCTACGGGAAAGACGCATCCTGGATTCGAGCCGGCATCGTATCTGGGTGGCTACCGATCGGAAAAGCTACTCGGAGTGGGAAGCTCGTTACGAATTTAGAGGAAATGAACTCTAAGTACGGACGCATCAACTTTTATATTTCACCTAAGCTCCTCTGGCAGGAGACCGGCTATATATGGAGGGGTGAACGCGCATGAGTACATTGATACGTCCAGAACTTTCCGAGACTAATCGTTACTGGATTGAGAAACACCGCTATTACGAATTGAAGCATTTCTGCTTACAATACCCATTATGGCGTCATGCGTACAATTCGTTAATAGACTATCCGGGTTCATGGCCGCAATTAGTTCCGCCCTGTAAAACGAATGTTGTTAGTGATCCCGTTACCAAGCACATTGATGAGAGGCTGTACTATGCCGATCGCATGAAGATGGTGGAACAGGTTGCAAAAGAAACGGACGAAGAGCTTTCATGTTATATTTTGGAAGCTATAACGGAGGGTATTTCATACGACCATTTGAAAGCCAGAACCGGCATCCCATGTTGCAAGGATGTTTATTACGACTTGTACAGACGGTTTTTCTGGCTACTTAGTAAGGAGAGACAGTAATGAAGATTGTAGATATTGCAGTGAAAAAAGTCTATCGCTTCAACTGCCCGAATTGCCAGAGTAGGCTTGAAGCCGACAGCAGTGAGCTGACAGACATCGGAGGTAAAGTAAGCAAGTTCTATTGCCCCGTATGCCGTAAAGACCGATATATAACCTGGTCTGACTTACGGAAGAAGATCGTCTACGAGGGTTCGCAAGAATAACAGTGTCCTTTATGGAGAAGTGAGAGCTGATGCACTATAGCATTGGCTCTTTCTTTTTCTAACTTAGATTAAAACCGGACGGAGGTGACGGGTATCTGTGTTAAATTAGTATCTGGAAAAATCCCCGGGTTGAAATTTTTGAAAAACAATTTGAAAGGAGATCACCGTGGAAGTTGTCTATGTAGTTGTCGGAATTATGATTGGGTTTGTCGTCTCATCTATCATTCGCCGAAAACATCCAGTTGGTTTTCTGCGTATTGACAAGTCTGATCCGGACGGACCCTATCTTTTTCTTGAACTGAAAAAGAGCGTTAATGAAATTATAGCTCAAAGAACTATCCTATTGGAAGTGAAGCGTGAAGACTTTATTCCGCACAAATAACACTTCCTTTTATGGAACCCTATTAAAACGAAAGGAGAAACGAATATGGGTGAAGAAAACAGAAGTTTGTTGGAAGAGGAGATCAAAGCCGAAATTAAGCGCTTGGGATCTCTCGAATCTGGAAGCCAGGAGCATACCACGGCAGTGGATAGCTTGACGAAGCTGTACAAACTGAAGCTCGAAGAGGATAAGAATACCTATGAGCGTCTGGACAAGATCGAGAATCGTGAAATCGATCAGGAGTCCAAGACGGCTCAAATGGCAGAGTCTGTCAAAGATCGATACTTCAGATTCGGTATGGCTGCCGCTGAGCTGGTGCTGCCGTTGATGTTCTACGGCGTTTGGATGAGACGAGGTTTCAAGTTCGAACAGGACGGAACTTTCACCTCCCAGACATTCAGAGGTTTATTCAGTCGATTCAGACCGACTAAGAAATAAACCGGTTCCAAAAGCGGAGAGTTCGTGTATACAACACGTTCTCTTCGTTTTTCTCCTGCTCGAAATTTACAAGGGCTATTGTGAGAGATGTAAAAGTGCTTTTTATCTCTTGATAAAATACTGATGGCCGCTATACTTAATAGTGCCACACAATATCAAGGAGGTAATTTGCAATGAGCTTTTTTAACGACGCGCAGAGAGACGGTTTACTTACTGGACGGTATATTTGCAGTGAATGCGGAGGACTTATGGAATTTGAAGACGAGTGGGAAGATACTTTAGTATGTCCTGCTTGCGGTCACTCCGTCGATTTAGAGCATTATGGTATGGAGAACGATGAAGAATATGATGCTCTATATCCGACCAGAGATCAAATCTGCGACGACTAATTAAGACTATTAGCAAAGGGGAAGGAGTCCTGACGAGGGCTCTTTCTCTTTTCTTTTTATAGGTGATGGATATGCGATACCACTTTGACAAACCGGAAATTTACTTGACCTTGTATGGCGAGCGTTATATTTGTGAGCATCCGGTTTACAATAGCTGCACTCTCTACAGAATTGAAGAAAGAGGTTTAGCAGTAATTCAGCAACGATTTGACTCCGAGACGAAAAGTACATGGTGGAGCGAAGTTGACCCTTGGATTACTGACGCTTTATATTTGCACCCTGATTTTCGAGAATACTTTGAAATGAGGGCTGGGACTTGTACGGACGGAATATACCCTACTGTAACGGTTCGCCAAATTATGTGGGCATTAAAAATGAAACCAATTCAGAAAGAACGATGGGAAACCGTATTCGATAGACGGGATATCTAAGCGCAAAAAACGCATCTCCCTTTATGAAAACCATTGAATTTTGAAGGGAGACATGGATTATGAAAACACTAAAGAACAAGCTATATGCTGTAGTATTACTTATTTGTGGGTACTTACCGGTACTTATTGACAAAGATGCAACGGCGTTAGTATTCTTTGCATTTATCGCAATACCGTTATTCTTTGCAAAAGAAAACTGGATTTATTGAGGATTGAGCCGTTGTTAGCGGCTCTTTTCTTTTCGCCAAAATTACAGCTCCTGTTATGGAAAACGATGCTATTTGAAAGGAGTAAAAGGAGCATGGACGAAATGAAAATTGGTTCTAAATTCACTACGAACATTATCTCGAAATTGGCGAGTTTGGCAATCCGAAAGAAATTTGGTTATGATGTAAAACTGAATTTGAATGAGGTAAAAGCCACAGTCGTTGACGGAAAGACGCATGTTCATCTGGATATAGATGCCGATCTTGAGAAAGATGAACTTACTAAAATCCTGAAAAGTATTGGTTTGTAAAATCTGAAAGGAGCTGCTAACAACGGCTCTTTTCTTTTGCCGCGCGAAATTTACAAGTCTTATTATGAGAGACGGGTTAGCTCAGTTGGTAGAGCGCCACACTTCCGTGGAGGTCGTCGGTTCGAATCCGATACAGTCTCTCTTGCTTTTTATTTTCGCATGAAAGGAGAAAAGACATGAGCATCGATCAGCTTGATTTAATCTTGTATGACATGTACCGCATGGACGCTTGGCTGCCGCCTTTGTTTGGTAAATGGACTGAAGATTATAAAAAAGCGAGTTACTCACAATGGGCTGTCGACGAGCTCAGAGATTTTATCGCCGAACGGATTTACCCTCGAAAAGAAGGGTCTATTGATGAATTCTGTAAGCTCACGCATGAATTCATGATGAAGACCGCTAAGTATGCGAGGGTGAATCCAAACACAAGTCTTATGTTTCGATCTGCCAGTGAAATGGCAGCGAACATTTTAGATCTTCTAAGGGCTATGGAATAACAAAAACATGAAAGGAGAAAAGACATGAGTAAAAACCAAGCAATTCAAAAGTTGCTGCATAAGTCAGGGCTTTGTATCAGGAAATACTCGCCTGTTGCTTTGTCTTGTGTAGCATCAGCCGGCGTTATGGTCACTGCAATCGCCGCAGCCAAAGTAACCCCACGAGCAGTAGCATTGGTTTACGCAGACAGTCGCAAAAAACATGATGGTGATCCATATGCGTACACCAAGAAAGAGGCGTTTATCGCCGCATGGAAATGTTATATTCCGGCAGTAGCATTTGGAGCTTCTACTATCGCTTGTATTATGGGTGCCAATGCACTAAACCGACGCCAACAGGCAGCACTAACAAGTGCGTATGCGCTCGTCCAAAGTTCTTATAAGGAATATAAGGACAAGCTGAAAGAACTCTATGGAGAAGAAGCGCATAATGCAATCATGGATTCCATCATCAAGGAAAAGTGCAAGGACATCAGCATCTCTGCTCATGGAGGTTGGTACGATTCTTCCCTCGATTTTGGTGAAGGCATGGAACCAGAAGTCTCCCGCACTTTCTACGATAGCTTTTCGCAAAGATATTTTGAGTCAACCATCGAAAAGGTCATTCAGGCTGAATATCATCTGAACCGCAATTTCATGTTTGCGGGAGTCATTCCACTTAATGACTTTTATGAGTTTCTTGGGCTTGAAAAGACGGAACTCGGAGACGCTGTTGGAAGGTCAAGCTGTAATGGTGATATTTATTGGATCGACTTTAACCATCACCGTCTCACTTTGGATGATGGCATGGAGATCTATGTCATTGACATGGTTTTCGAGCCGACAGCTGAGTGGGTGGAAGATCTGTAAGTTCGCAAAAAATACATTTCACTTTATGAAAACGAAAAGGAGGTTTCGCTTTATGAATAATGCAAAATTGATTAAAATCCTGGGTCTTGTCGCTACCGCAGTAGGTATGGGGGCTACACTCCTCACTGACTGGGTGAACGAGAAGAAGATGGAAGAAAAAATTGATGAACGCATCGACGAGAAGCTTGCCGCACTTAGCGATGAAGAAGACGAGGAGTCCTAACAAGGGCTCTTCTTCTTTATTCAAACGATATGTGCGATGCAAGCACGGCTGTTTCGATTATTCAACGATATGTTGACGAACATTTGTTCAGCCCATCCTTCAGATGGCCAAAATACGAATTTCGAAAAAGGTCGTATCAGCAATGGGCTGCATATGAAATCTGTAATCGAATCATGGACAAGCCTTTCGACGATCCAATCACCGTCATCGAAAACTTCATGTTCGAGATGGCTATGTATGCTTGTTACGGCGAGGACGAGCAGCGTAGCTTTATATTTCAGAGCGCAGTCGAAACAGCTGAAGAACTAAGTCTACTATTTGTTTAACTGAAAGGAGAAAAATATGTCTAAACAAAGTTTAGCAAGCATTGCCAAAGGTGTACGGACGGCAATGAAAAAACATAGTCCTGAAATTCTCACCGGTATCGGAATTGCCGGCATGATTACCACCACTGTTATGGCGGTAAAAGCAACCCCAAAAGCTCTGATTCTGCTTGAAGAGAAAAAAGATGAGTTGGATACGGACAGACTTGAGCCGAAGGACATCATCAAGACGGCTTGGCCTTGTTATATTCCGGCAGCCGTTGTAGGATCTATCTCTGTCTTCTGCCTGATTGGAGCAAGCTCGACCAATCTTCGTCGGAATGCTGCTCTGGCAACAGCGTATACCCTTTCGGAGTCTACTCTGAAGGAATATCAGGAAAAAGTAGTTGAGACAATTGGTGAGAAAAAGGAACAGTCCATTCGAGACTCTGTGTCGAAAGACAAGATGGTAAAGAACCCCGTTCGAGAGGTTATTCTTACCGAGAATGGTGGCAATACGATCTGCTATGATGTCTTGTCTGGACGATATTTCAAGTCTGACAGGGACAAAATCACCAGAGTCATGAACGAATTGAATCGTCAGATGCGTGACGAAATGTATGTCACGCTTAATGATTTCTACTATGAACTTGGTCTGGATGGAACCAAAATGGGCGATATGCTCGGTTGGAACATTGATAAGGGCTACATCGACCTTGCATTCTCGTCTCAGCTTGATGCAAATGGTACCCCCTGCCTGGTGATTGACTATCAGGTAGCGCCTGTTTACGACTATCGGTAAACCTGCCGCGCGAAATTTACAACTTATTTAATGGAAGAACATTCCACAATTTCACACATTTGAAAGGAGATTTCACAATGAACAACAATGAGATTATGAACAACGAGGTCGTTGAGGCTACCGAAGAGGTTATCGAGAACGCTGGTTTGAGCAAGGGCGTAAAGATTGCTGCGGGTATCGGCTTGAGTGTAGTTGTAGGCGTGGTTGTCTACAAGTATGTAGCAAAGCCGGTGATCGCAAATATCAAAGCCCAGATCGAGCAGAAGAAGATGGCTGCTGAGGAGAAGACGGTTATCTTGGAAGAATCTGATGTTGTCAGCGAAGACAACTGAAAATGCGAATTTGAGAAGTTCGGATAAGGGGAGAGTACCTGTAACAAGGTGCTTTCCCTTTTTCTTTATCTCTCGAAAGGAGGAAAAAATATGCAGCAGTATCAATATGACGGTCCTGTTATGCGATTCGATGATTGCGTTCAGCATCGTTGGAAGGCAACTACTGTTGCTCCGACGGAAGCGAAAGCGAAGAGCAATCTCGCCTATCGATATAAAAAAGAAAACGGCTTGATGCCGAACACAAAAATTACTCTGCCCGGTAAGCTGATTCCGGCATAAGAAAGGAGATCACCCAGTGGAAGATTACAAATCTAATTCTGATAAGGCTCGTCAGGAACAACAGTCAGAAAAGAAAGTCGAGGCGGTTATTACCGGGGCTGCAAAAACTCGAAAAAAAGGCGAGATGCAAAAATTCGCAGATGTCTTTATTGCAGAAGATGCAAACAATGTCAAATCTTATATTTTGATGGAGGTCATTGTGCCTGCTGTCAAGAAAGCGATTTCTGACATTGTCACTACCGGTATTGACATGATTCTGTACGGCGAGGCAGGTCGCAGCAAGAAAAACGGAACGGCATCTAAGGTGTCTTATCGGAACTACTACGATCAAGGCACAGACAGAGTGCGTGCAGGTTCCGTCGGCAATAGACGCAATACACCTGACTATGATGATATTCTCTTCGATACTCGTGGAGATGCAGAAGCGGTTCTCGATGCAATGAACGATATTATCAGTCAGTACGGAACGGTGAGCGTGTCCGATTTCTATGATCTCGCTCGTGTTCCCAATGATAATTTCACTATGAACCGCTACGGTTGGACAAACATTGGCGGTGCAACTGCGGTACGAGTTCGAGATGGTTATATTCTGAAACTGCCTCGTGCTATCCCGCTGAATTGAAAGGAGAAAAATAATGCTTGAATGCAAAATTTGTGGCACTAAATTCAATGCCATTATCGAGAGACATTATATTGCTCGTGATAACGGAAAGACTGGTTTGGCAGTTGCCTTTGGCTCTACTGCCGAAGAAAGTTTATATGACACATTTGATTGCCCGATGTGCGGCTGTCAGGTAATTGCTAAGGAGCGTAAGCGTGACTATATTCCGTTTATTTCTACAGATGAGGAGGATGCAGATGATGACCAGATCTGAGACTCTCGATAAAGCAAAGGCTTGCGTATGTGGGCAGAGAGAGAACGAATACGGCTCTCCGGAAGATAACTTCACTGCTATTGCAGGCTTCTGGAGCGTCTATAAAGGCGTTGAATTTACCGCAAATGATGTTGCCATGATGATGGCGCTTCTTAAGATCGCACGAATCAGGACAGGAACGGCTACGAACGACAGCTATGTCGATTTGGCTGGATACGCTGCCTGTGGTGCTGAAATCAACTCTAAAAACTGAAAAGGAGAATAACAAACCATGAAAAATAAGACTGAAATCATGAAGAGCGTGAACGGTGTGGCTTCCAAGACCGTTATGAAGCTCAAGAAACACAGCCCCGAGATTCTCGTTGTGGCTGGTATTGCCGGTACGGTCGTAAGTGCCGTTCTCGCTTGCAAGGCTACCACTAAGGTAGCAGAGATTCTCGATGAAACTAAGGGTACTCTCGACACCATTCATGAAGGTATGGAAACCGGTGCAATCAACGGTCAGGAGTATACGACTGAGGACGGCAAGAAGGACACGGTTGTTGTCTATGCCCAGACCGGAATGAAGCTCGCAAAGCTTTATGCTCCTGCTATTATTCTCGGCACTCTGTCCATCACCAGCATTCTGGCATCCAACAATATTCTTCGCAAGCGCAATGTAGCTCTTGGCGCTGCCTATGCCGCTATTGATAAGAGCTTCAAGGAATATCGCGGTCGTGTCATCGAGCGCTTCGGAGAGCAGGTCGATACCGAACTGAAGTATGGCATCAAGGCGAAGAAATTCGAGGAAATCGAAGTTGACCCTGAGACCGGCAAGGAGAAGAAGGTTAAGAAGACCGTGATGGTCGCTGATCCTAATCTCCAGAGCGACTATGCTGTATATTTCGACAGCAAGAGCCGCAACTATGAAACCAACCCCGATTATAATCGTATGTTCCTCAAGGCACAGCAGGCATTTGCAAATGACAAACTTCAGACCCGTGGTCACCTCTTCCTGAATGAGGTTCTGGACGATCTTGATCTTCCTCGTACTCCTGCTGGTCAGATTGTCGGCTGGACAAAGGATGGCCCGGATGGCTATGTTAATTTCCGCATCGTTGAGGTAGAGCGCGAGACCGAAGACGGTCGTCATGAGCCGGCACTTCTGCTCGACTTCAATGTTGAGGGCAACATCTGGGAAAAGATGTAATCAATCACCTTCAGACTTGGACTGGGGGGTGATATTTTATTGTAAAGGAGTTTTAGCAATGCACATCAAACCACGAGCGATAGCTACCGTTCTCTGCATGATATTTTTCATCGGTTTTGCGGTATGCGGCGTTGTTCGCTCTACAGATAAAGAAACATCGGAGATTAGGCAATCCTATCCGGTTCTTGCAGAGGCAGAGCCGGTGATAATGGCGGATCTTCTGATGGAGTCTCCTGATTTGGAACCAGAGGTGAAGAAAGAGCCAGACTATCCTCTTACACAAGAGGAAATCGACCTCATAGCACTCGTAACCATGGGTGAAGCTGAAGGAGAAACAGAATTGGGAAAACGATTGGTTATCGACACAATCCTTAACCGTATCGATCATCCATCTTTCCCGGATACTGTGTACGATGTTGTTTATCAGCCCAATCAATTCAGTGTGATGTGGAACAGCAGAATTGACCGCTGTTATGTCATGCCTGAGATTGTCGAGTTGGTGAAAGAAGAACTTTTGGAACGGACAAATTACGATTGTGTGTTCTTCATGGCCGGAGGATACAGCAAGTATGGTGAGCCTTTGTTTCAGGAGTGTTGTCACTACTTTTCGAGTTATGACTGAAAGGAGAACATAAAATGAAAGCTTTGTTTTCGTACATTCTTTCCACTATGGCAGGGCTTTGTCTCGTAGGAGGCATTGCTGTTCTCTCTGGTGGAAAGGAGTAAATGATGGATATTTTGGATGACTTCATCTCAACCGTCGACGCCATGCTGGACAGTCGGCGGAAAAGACACATTACTGGCGGGATTCTCCTAAGTGCAGCATTGCTGTTCGGAGGTCTCGCCATTACTGTTGTCACAATTCAAACTGACGAGGAGGAATACGAAGATGAGTAAAACCAGTTTTGCCATGTTTCTGGCTGGAGCCACGGTAGGCGCCGCAGCGACATGGCTTTGTCTTAGACGGTATTACGAGCAGATCACGCAGGAAGAGATTGATTCTGTGAAAGCGGCATTTGCCGAAAGAAAGCCAGTAAACACCAATATTGCCAAGAGCGAAAAGAGCAATGAAAAGCAGGAAGAGAATCAGCATAAGGCAGATATTGCCAAGCTGAAACCCGATCTGGTGAACTATGCAGCTAAGCTCCAGGAAGAGGGTTATACCAATTACACGGAGCATAGCAAGAAAAATACTGAAGAAAAAAAGGATGAGCCTATGCCCAATGAACCTTATGTCATCTCTCCGGACGACTACGGCGAGAATGACAATTATACGCAGATCAGTCTGGTTTATTACGCTGGCGATGGTGTTCTCGCTGATGACGAAGACGAGGTTGTCGAGGATATTGAGGATACCGTTGGTGAGGACTTTGCTGAGCACTTCGGAGAGTATGAGGACGATTCGGTCTTTATTCGTAATGACCGCTTGAGATGCGATTATGAAATTCTCAGAGACAATCGCTCTTTCTCCGATGTGGCTGAAGGCTCCAACTACTAATAGGAGGATCGAATGACTGAAATTGAGCTGAACAATGAATATTTTGAGTGGATGTGTCAGCTCGTATGCAACGAACGATATAGCCGGAGGCTGTCTTATCAGAAGCTTCTCCGTCATCTGCACAATATTGATTTTCAATATATGCTGCCGATGGATGGAAATCGAGCAGAAGATGGGATAGACCTCCGATATCGTTTTGGCTATGAAAAAGAATACGAGGGTTCTACGATTGCCAGTTATCTGGACAACAGCCCTTGCAGTGTATTGGAGATGCTTATTGCCTTAGCGTTTCGTTGCGAAGAACATATTATGACCGACCCGGATATCGGTAACCGCATGGGACAGTGGTTCTGGAACATGATTGTCAGTCTGGGTTTAGGGTCGATGAGTGATTCTCGATTTGATGCGGCGTATACGGACGATGTAATATCTCGATTTATGAACCGCAAATACAAGCGAAATGGCGAAGGCGGTTTGTTTACCGTCGAACGCTGCAAGTATGACATGAGAACTGTTGAAATCTGGTGGCAGATGAATTGGTATTTGGACAGCATCCTATGAAGGAGAATTATCATGATTCATACGCAAGTGTACGGGTTTTTTCAGACATGCTTACCCGACCAGGCAAAGGAGGTAAAAGAATACTTCCCAAATGGTAAAAACAGCATTCGAATTCGCAAAACCAACGGACAGGAATTTATATTTTCGTTGAGAGAGCCGAAGGCTTGGAAGTTTGAAACGATCGATCAATTTCTTGTCGACATGAAAGGAGAAAAGAAACATGGATGAAATGATTCGTTATATTTTCGGAAGTCTTCGCTGCTCCGAAACTGCGATGCGTGTGTTTGCTAAGACGCTCAGAAAACAGAGGTCTTTCAATCGCAGCACCGTCATGGTCGCCACGGTTATGACTGTGCACATGCTTATCCAGGACTTGGAGATTCGCAGTATGCGTGACGAGATCGGGAACCTTAAAAACGAAATCAAGGAGCTTAGAAAAACGGAAGGAGACTAAAGAACTTCGATGATCGACTTTTTAATGATTTCGACCCGTAGTACGAAGCGTGGTGTAATAGAAATCTATCCGAAGTTTATCATTAAGAAAAGCTCCGACCTGATGATTAGAGGCGGTGACTTCTATGCCATTTGGTTAGAAGACCGAGGTTTATGGTCTACGGATGAGCAAGATGCGCTCCAGCTTATTGACCGGGAACTTGACAAGTATGCAGAGGAAAACCGCAAAAACTTTGATTCAAGTATTAAAGTTCTGCACATGTGGGATTCCGAATCCGGAATGATCGATTCGTGGCACAAATACTGTCAAAAGCAGATGCGAGACTCTTTCCACATGCTTGATGAGAAACTTATATTCTCCAATACTCCGACGAACAAAAAAGACTATGCAAGTAAGCGGCTGAACTATCCTCTTGAGGAAGGGACCACGGATGCATGGAATAAGTTGATGTCCACAATTTACTCTGAAGAAGAGCGAACGAAAATTGAATGGGCTATTGGTTCTATTGTCTGTGGAGAGTCGAAGAAATTGCAGAAATTTATGGTTCTGTATGGTGCAGCAGGTACGGGTAAATCTACGGTTCTGAATATTATTCAGCAGCTCTTTGAGGGATATTACTCGGTCTTTGACGCTAAGGCACTGGGTTCATCCAGTAACTCCTTTGCATTGGAGGCATTCAAGACGAATCCGCTTGTGGCGATTCAGCATGATGGTGATCTGTCTCGTATTGAGGATAACACTCGACTGAATAGTTTGGTTTCTCACGAGCTGATGACAGTAAATGAAAAGTTCAAATCGACCTACGCAAACCGCTTCAAGTGCTTCCTGTTCATGGGCACCAATAAACCGGTCAAGATTACGGACGCAAAGTCAGGTCTTATCAGACGATTGATCGATGTGTCCCCTTCCGGAAATAAATTAAGTCCCAAGGAATACAAGGCGGTGACAAAGCAGATCGAATTTGAACTCGGTGCAATTGCTTATCATTGCCAGGAAGTCTATCTGGAGAATCCGGGCAGATATGATGATTATATTCCCGTGACGATGCTCGGTGCATCTAATGATTTCTATAACTTCATTATTGATTCTTACCATGTCTTCAAGAAAGAAGACGGGACAACTCTCAAAGCCTCATGGGAGATGTATAAAACCTATTGCGATGAGGCAAAAGTTACCTTCCCGTTCTCTCAGAGGATATTTAAGGAGGAACTGAAAAACTACTTCCGGGATTACAAGGAGAGATTCAATCTTGATGACGGAACTCGTGTGCGAAGCTATTACATTGGCTTTCGAACCGAAAAATTCGAGGATAAGGCACTTACCGAGCAAGACGAGCCTGAGCATAAACTGATCGAATTCTTAAAACAGAAATCGGTCTTCGATAGAGAATGCGCAGATTGTCCTGCTCAGTATGCTTCGGCTAAAGAGACACCAACTTCCAAATGGGATGAAGTTTCAACTAAGCTAAGCGACTTGACGACATCAAGATTACATTATGTGAAAGTCCCGGAGAACCACATTGTTATCGACTTTGATATTCAGGATAAGGACGGCAATAAGTCGTATGAACTGAATCTCAAAGAAGCGAGTAAATGGCCGCCGACCTATGCTGAACTCAGCAAAAGCGGTCAGGGCATCCACCTTCATTATATTTATGCTGGTGATGTCAGCAAGCTCAGCCGAGTGTATGACGATCATATTGAAGTGAAGGTCTTCACCGGTAAAAGCTCGCTGCGCAGAAAGCTGACAAAGTGTAATGATCTGCCTATCGCAACGATCAACTCGGGTTTACCACTGAAAGGAGAAAAACAAGTGATAAATTTTGAAGGAGTGAAGAGCGAGAAAGGGCTTAGAACGCAAATCAAGCGAAATCTGAACAAGGAGTACCATCCAGCAACAAAGCCCAGTATCGACTTCATTTACAAAATTCTTGAGGATGCTTATGCAAGCGGACTCAATTATGATGTGACTGATATGCGTAATGCTGTCTTGGCATTTGCGGCGAGCAGCACACATCAAGCGGATTACTGTATCAAGTTGGTAAACAAGATGCAGTTTAAGTCCGCAGACCAGTCAGCAGGAGCAAAAAATGATGATGCCAAGCTCGTGTTCTATGATGTTGAGGTATTTCCGAACCTGTTCTTGGTGAACTGGAAAATCGAGGGCGAGGGTAAGCCGGTGGTTCGTATGATTAACCCTACCCCGACTGAGATTGAAGAGCTGATGCGATTCCGTCTGGTTGGCTTCAACTGCCGTCGATACGACAACCATATTCTCTATGCTCGGCTGATGGGGTATACGAACGAACAGCTTTATAATCTCTCGACAAAGATCATCAACGGCAGCGCAAATTGCTTCTTTGGCGAAGCCTATAATGTGTCGTATACGGATGTGTATGACTTTTCCAGTAAGAAGCAGTCCCTTAAGAAGTTCGAGATTGAACTGGGTATTCACCATCAGGAACTTGGTCTGCCTTGGGACAAGCCTGTGCCGGAGGAGCTTTGGACTAAGGTTGCTGAGTATTGCAACAACGATGTCATTGCAACAGAAGCAACCTTTAATGCTCGTAAAGCAGACTTCACGGCTCGTCAGATTCTGGCGGATGTTGCGGGGATGTCCGTCAATGATACGACGAACTCGCTGACTACCAGAATTATATTTGGTAACAACCGCAAGCCTCAGGATCAGTTCAATTACCGTTTCATGGGTGACGAGAGTCAGATCTTCGATCCTAATGCGGATCTTCCGTTTACAATGGGGCTTGAAGACTACGACGAGTTCACACAGTTCGATAAAAACCATCGCCCCATCTTTCCTGGCTACACATTCGAGGGCGGTAAATCTATTTATCGCGGTGAAGAAGTCGGCGAAGGCGGTTATGTCTATGCCGAACCCGGTATGTACAGCAACATTGCATTGTTGGATATTGCATCCATGCACCCGAGCAGCATTGTAGCGGAAGAACTCTTTGGACCCGAGTATACGAAGAGATTCAACGAAATTCTTCAGGCCAGAATCGCAATTAAACACAAAGAGTTTGATAAGGCTAAAAAGATGCTAAACGGCGCATTGGCAAAATATCTAACTGACGAAGCTGCTGCGGCTGATTTGGCACAGGCTCTGAAAATCGCAATCAACTCTGTATATGGTCTTACTTCGGCAAGCTTTGACCATCCGTTCCGAGACAATCGCAACAAAGACAATATTGTAGCTAAACGCGGTGCCCTGTTTATGGTAAACCTCAAGCACGAGGTCCAGAGACGGGGCTTTATTGTTGCCCACATTAAGACGGACTCTATTAAGATTCCGGACGCGACTCCGGAAATTATTCAGTTCGTTATGGATTACGGCAAGCAGTATGGCTACAACTTTGAGCACGAAGCAACCTATGATCGTATGTGTCTGGTGAACGATGCAGTTTATATTGCTCGATATGCTACGGTTGAGAAGTGCTGCGACCTGTATGGGAAAAAGTACATCGACTCCGCAAAAGATATTTGCAAGGAGAACAAGAAGCATCCGTATGCATGGACGGCGACTGGCACTCAGTTCCAGATTCCTTATGTCTTCAAGACGCTTTTCAGCAAGGAGAACATCGAGTTCGAGGATATGTGCGAGACGAAATCTGTGACGTCCTCGCTCTATCTTGACATGAACGAGGCTTTGCCGGATGTAAGTGCCCTTGAAGCGGAAAGAGATAAACTGTGGAAACAGATTACCGATTCTAAACGCATGACTGAGCCGATGCCCACTGAATGTGAGCGTGTCGAAGAACTAACGGACGAAATCGCCAAGGGTCACGACTACCACTTCATCGGAAAGGTTGGGCAGTTCTGCCCGATTAAGCCTGGCTGCGGAGGTGGCATTCTGCTTCGTGAGACTGAAAACAAGAAGACCGGTGAAAAGGGTTACGCTGCTGCTACGGGTTCTAAGGGCTTCCGCTGGCTTGAGTCCGAGATGGTCAAGCAGCTGGACAAACAGGGTGACATTGACCGTGGTTATTACAACAACATGGTAGACGAAGCAGTCAAGTCTCTGTCTGTTTATGGTGACTTCGAACGCTTTGCGGCGGACGAACCGTATGTTTCGGATAACACACCACCGTGGTTCGGAGCTGGCGAGCCTCATGAGGACGATACTACGCCGTTTGATGTGAGGTAATGCTTATGATTTTAATTCTGTTAATTGCTGTGTTCATTTATATTTTGTGCACGGCTGATTCTACCGAGTCCTGTATTCCCAATGAGGAGTGCAGGACTTGTCCATTTCCATGCGATAAACGCAAAAATTGAAAGGAGAAACTAATTATGGCTTACAAAGCAGTAGACAACATCATCATCGAGAATGCTCGAATTATCTTCCGCAACTTTAAGGGTGAGGAGTCCAAGTACAATCGTGCTGGCTCCCGCAATTTCTGCGTGGTCATTGAAGATCCCGATATGGCGCAGAAGCTTATTGAGGATGGCTGGAATGTTCGTGTTTTGGCTCCTCGTGATGAGGACGAGGCTCCTCGCCATTATATTCAGGTGGCGGTCAGCTTCGACAACATCCCCCCGAAGGTTATTATGATTACTCGTCGAGCTAAGACTCAGCTGGATGAGGAGTCTATCGGAACTCTGGACTTCGCAGAGATCCGCAATGTCGACCTGACTATCCGGCCCTACAACTGGGAGGTCAATGGTAAGACTGGCGTCAAGGCATACCTTAAGACGATGTATGTCACCATTGAAGAAGACGAATTCGCTGAAAAGTATGCCGAAACGGAGGGTCCTGAGGAGATGCCCTTCTAAAGGTGAATAGGTGCCAGCTTAGTACATGTCTGGTTAAATGTCCAGTAAGGTCTCGATTAGGTGTGCACGCCTATGACGGTAAGAGGAAACAGCCTTATTCCCTTTAATAACCGAAAGGAGGTAAAGCCATGTTGTGGCAGAAAAAGAAGAAACGCAAAAAGGCTACTAAATCTAAAGCAGTTACTCAGACTGCTCCTCATCAGCCGGCGGAAGAGCTTCCGCAAACGACTGAGCCTGAGAAAAAAGAAGAAACGCCAAAGCAAAAAAAGCCCGCTGGGAAAAAATGCAAAAAGGTTTTGTCTCCGGAAAAAGCTTTCTTAGATGCATTCGGACGATTGACTAACCGACATCGGGCTTGGGATGTTTGGCGTGACTTTATTATTATGTTCGCTTGCTCGCTATCTAATCCTCTCGATAAGGAGCACCGGGATAAGCGAGAAGCGTTATATTTGGAAGTCATCAAAAAGTACAATAAGCAGGATCAAGAGTTGTTTCCTGAACTGGCTGCGCAGACGGTCTTGGCTTTGGAGGAAAATCCGGAGCAAGATTTTCTGGGCAGCATTTTTATGTCTCTCAATCTCGGCAACGAGCATAATGGACAGATCTTTACGCCGTATCATGTCTGTGAGCTAATGGCTGAAATGACGATGGACGACACGGTAAAAAAGGTAGAACAGGACGGTTATATTTCAATTAACGATCCGTGCTGCGGAGCTGGGGCCACATTGATTGCCGGAATCCACGCTGCAAGGAAGCAGTTGGAAAAAGCAAATCTGAACCATCAAAATCATCTTCTCGTCGTTGCACAGGACATCGATGAAACGGTGGCGCTGATGTGTTATATTCAGCTTTCGCTTTTGGGGGTAGCGGGATATGTAAAGGTCGGAAATTCTCTGACAGAGCCGATGACAGATAACGACGACAAAGAGAATTACTGGTTCACTCCAATGTATTTTTCTAATGTCTGGGTGCTGCGTCGGATCTTCGGAGGGCGCTGATGGCAGGCATATCACTTCGAGACTATCAAACAGATGCTGTTGAGAGAATGAAAAACGGCTGCATTCTCTGTGGCGGTGTTGGTAGTGGCAAATCCAGAACAGCTTTAGCCTATTACTACAAACAGAATGGCGGTAAGCTCGGCACAAAAAGTTATATTCGGATGCCGGGTACGCCAAAAGACCTGTACATCATCACCACGGCGAGAAAAAGAGATACTTTGGAATGGGAGGGTGAGCTTTCGCCCTTCCTTCTCTCTGTTCACGCGGAAGTCAATACCTATAAAAATAAAGTCGTCGTTGATTCCTGGAACAACATCGGGAAATATGCAACGGTTACGGATGCGTTTTTTATATTTGACGAGCAGCGTGTTGTTGGTTCAGGAGCATGGGTTAAGGCATTCCTGAAAATTGCCAAGTTTAACGAATGGATTCTACTATCTGCCACCCCAGGAGACACATGGGAGGATTATATTCCTGTTTTTGTTGCAAACGGCTTTTACAAGAACCGAACTGCCTTCAAGGAAGAACACATGGTCATGACCTGGGTGAATGGAAAGTATCCAAAAGTAGACAGATATTTAGGAGTCGGACGACTCATCCGGCTTCGTAATCGCATTCTTGTGGATATGGATTTTAAGCGGGAAACCTGTTCGCACCATGAGGATGTTTATGTCAATTATGATGTTGCGAAGTATAAAGAGACAAGTCGTCTTCGCTGGAACCCATATAAAAACGAGCCGATTGTCAACGCCGGAGAACTCTGCTATGTATGGCGCAGGATCGTGAATTCGGACGATTCCAGGCAAGTCGCTTTGATGGAACTGTTTGAAAAACATCCGAAAATGATAGTTTTCTATAACTTTGACTATGAACTTGATATTCTTAAGAATCTCTACTATGGAGAGAATGTTGAGGTTGCAGAATGGAACGGTCATAGGCATCAACCAATTCCTGCTTCAGACAGTTGGGTCTATCTGGTGCAATATACAGCCGGAGCCGAAGGATGGAACTGCATAACCACTGACACTATCGTGTTTTACTCGCAAAATTACTCTTACAAAATTATGAAGCAGTCTGCCGGAAGAACTGATAGATTGAATACCCCATTCAAGGATTTATATTACTATCATTTGAAATCTCGTTCAGCTATCGATTTGGCAATTAGCCGGGCTTTGAGCGAGAAAAGGAATTTCAACGAAACCAAGTATGTAGGCAGCTATAAATCTAAAGCTGTCTAAGAAAGGAGAAAAGATGATAACCCTTGATGTTGCGGACTATTGCTCCGCTTGTATGGACTTCGATCCAGATGTCCAGCGACCGCAAAAAGCATACGGGCTGAGTGAAGAGATCGTCATTTCCGACACGGTTATTCGATGTTCAAATCGAAATCAATGCAAAAACATTGAGCGATACCTGAGAAAGAAGGTGACGGACGATGGCGTTGGCAAGACTGGCGAAGCAATGTCGTGAATGTCCGTTTGTCGAGACTTGTAACCACAAGGAAATGGAAGCACTGGGATATTTATCAGATCCGATCATGGCGGATGCCAAAGCAGCTGTTGCCGCTGATATTACTGCTCCAATTTTAAGAGAAACCGTAAGCCGTGTAGTAAACGGCAAAATTGTAACAATGTATAAGGACGAGTTAGAGAAGATTCTTTATAAGGATTTATATTCTCACCTCGGACTTCAGTTTGGAGGCTGAATATGCATAACAATACCAACAATTCAGACAGAATGAACACTGTCGCTTATAAAATTGGGCAAGCTATCGCACTGGTAGCTTGTCTTTGTGTTTCTGCTATCGTCATTGCTTTGACGGTGAAGTGCATCCTGTGGATTTTGTAAGGAGGTTTTGCAGATGAATGAAGAAAAGGAAGTCTATTTCGACCAGTATTGCAAATCTTGCAAGCACAACGGTCTTAAAGAATCCAAAGATCCGTGCAACGACTGTCTCGCAGAGCCCAGCAATACAAATTCCCACAAACCGATGAACTATGAAAGCAAAAACAATTCTTGATGCCGAGAAGAAGGATGCGATTGATATCGCAACGGAGCTTTGCTATAGCGAAGAAGTTAAAAAGAAACTGGCTCAAGCAAAATCTGTTTATGAAATCGGTCGCATCCTTAAACAAGCTCGGCTCAATCAAGAGTGATATTTCTGAAAGGAGAAAAGAAACATGAATCTTGAGGAGTTCAGAAAGGCACTTTCGTCAGATGCTACTGAAGAAAATGCACGATTGAAAAAACAGCTGTCAGATCTTCAGACTGACTACCACGAAAAAGTTTCAAAGCTTGAAAGCGAAAATGATTTGCTTAAAGAAAGTTGTCGGGTTTTATGCAATCGATGCTTTACTCTTACGAGAGGTGTTACTTGTCTATTTTGTGGTCTCGATTATCCCTGCCCTCATATGCCGGGGCTTGAGGAACGGGTGACTATGGCTCATGAATTGAGAAAGGGGATCGAAAAAAATGGCTAATGGATATCGTGATGCTCTTGTTCAGCAAATAAAAGACGCTGGCCAAGAACTTATCAACCGAGCTGAAACGATGGTACATCCTGAAAATGATTTAATCACCGATTTTTCCATAGTAATCCATTTTGAGCAGCATGAGGTCCCTACAATCGACTACACAACCAGCGTGATAAACAAAGTTGCTTGCGATCGGGTTATCTATAAGAAAGGAGAATCTGATGTCACAAAAGTATGACAAATATCTGGAAAACCACAGACAAGCTGTGAAAAAAGCTTACCAGTGGATCGCTGCTTATATTCCAGAGCTAACAGATGTGGAGGCTACTCGGAATATTGAATTTCATGACATGTCGAAGAACACACCAGATGAGTACAAGCCTTATGATGACTATTTCTACGGAGAGCAAACCCCAGCAGTCATTGAAGCATTTAACCGGGCATGGCTCATGCATATTCATCGAAACCCCCATCATTGGCAGCACTGGGTTTTAATCAATGATGAGCTTAAAGAAGGAACTATCCTTATTGAAATGCCGTACCCATATATTATTGAGATGGTTTGTGACTGGTGGGCATTCAGTTGGATTAAAGGGGATCTTTCCGAAATGTTTGCCTGGTACAAAGACCATGAAGCCTATATTAAATTACACAACAATACTCGTTCGATTGTAGAGGAAATTCTGGAAATGATTCGGACGAAGCTTACGGAGGTAGAAAATGCTGAAAATTGAAAACACTGAAGTCATGGGTTGGGAACACGCCATTCGTGGTATGCGGAACCCTAAGAACTCTTGGGAGAAGAGCGATAGTGGTGTTTGCGCCACGCATGGTCCAGCTCATTGCGCAGATTGTGTATACACTGATTGCCACGCTGACGATGTGGAGATTGGCACAAAATATATTCTCGGGGGCGATGATTTAACACTCATGACCACCCTCCGCAATGCCGGCACTGACCATCGCAAGTTCATGCGGATGATTACCGTCTATCTCGACATCACTGCCCCGCTGTACTGGTGGAAGGAGTTCGACACCTACAAAGTTGGTACGGTTGCTAACTCCTGCTCCACGATGCACAAAATTGCAGCGAAGGAGTTTACACTGGAGGACTTCAGCCACGAGCATTTGCAGGAGGACTCTGTAGCTGTGCTCGAAACGGTTATTCATACCTTGAATGTCCATCGAGATTGGTTTAATAATAAGGTACTGGATGACCCCAAGATCGATTGGTGGCAGATGATCCAGCTTCTCCCCAGTTCCTACAACCAGAAGCGGACAGTCATGCTGAACTATGAGGTTCTGGCAAACATCTATAAATCCCGTCGGCATCACAAGCTCGACGAATGGCACACGCTTTGCGACTGGATTGAGGGTTTGCCTTATTCTGAGCTGATTACTGGCAAGGAGGAAATGGCGGATGTTTGATGGTGGAGTAAAAGAAACCTTGTGCACTCGCTGTGCTCATCGAGATGTCTGTGCACATAAACAGGACTATTTTGATATTCTCAAAGCGGTCGAAAATGCAACTGTGACCCGAGATACGGGCGATGGAAAGATCACATCAAAGAAAGTGATTCACTATGACTTCATCAGCGGCATCTCTGTTGGGTGTAAGTATCACCAAAATTGGACAGAAACCTATCGTTCCGGAGAAGCAATCCTCTGAAACTGCACGAAAAATACACCCCCTATTATGAAAGGAGGTAACGCACATGAATTATTTTCTGGCAGTTAATGATCGGCAACTCGGCACTTGTTTGAGAATGCTGTTTGCTGAGAAACTTCAGCCTGCTGTCCAAACCGTGTTGAACGAAAAGGGCAAGATTGAGTTTCACATCAGCATTGCAGCAGATCAAGAAGTGTTCGAAGAACTGAACGAGCGCTACAAGATCATGATTTCGTAAGTTACTCGATTTCAAAGGTAAAGGGGCCGTAACAAGCCCTTTTACTTTTGTTATATTTATGGTAAAATACTACGAGGAGGTCGTCAAATGAGAATTATTCGAGACATATTTCGGATATTATTGATTATTACTGTGCCGGTAGCAATCTTTGATAAATTCTTTAGACCTTATTGCATGACCGTTATTGAAAGGATGTGTAACAAGGATGAAAGTTAAATCCAGAATGTCCTGTCCTGTTCGAAGGAAAGACGGTACATGGACTACTGTTATCAAAGAATTTGAGGAAGATATTCCAGATCTCGGGCGAGAAGAACTTATCTGCAACAAATGCGGACGCCCAGATTATCCGAAATGCAAGGAAACGGTTTGTGAAGCCTGGAAATACCACGAATCGAAAAAACAATAACTCATTTAAGAGCTGAGGTTAAACCTTGGCTCTTATTTTTGTGTAAAGGAGAAAACTATGCTTGCCAGAGAAGCGACAAAAGCGGATATTCAGGCTGTTCGTGACCGTCTGCGGGAAGCAAAGGAACAGCGGCAGCTTGATATTCAAATAAACCAGGCTATTGCACTGGTAAATCGTAATCACAGGAGGAAAAAATATGACGCCGAACGACTATCAGCAGGCAGCTCTTCGCACAGCCCCAGGAGATTTACCGCCTGAGAGACTTCTGCTCAATGGCTTAATGGGTCTGAACGGAGAAGCCGGCGAAGCAATTGATATTTTGAAAAAGCATCTGTTTCAGGGGCACGAACTGGACACTGAACATATGGCTAAAGAGCTTGGAGATGTGGCTTGGTATCTCGCTGTAAGCGCAAATGCCATTGGATATGACCTTGAAACCATCATGCAGATGAATGTGGACAAACTGAAAGCCAGGTATCCGGATGGTTTCGACGCTGAACACAGTCTGCATCGCAATCAGGATGATATTTAAGGAGGGTTTTCTATGAATGAACAATTCGGAGAAAAGGTAAAAACTATTTTTGATAGTATTACCGTTCTTCAGGCAAAAGATAGCGACTTGAAACGAGATAACGCCAACATCAACGGTGACTCCCCTATGGGGGCTATGCTGCAATATGGTGCCAATACCGCTAAGGAGTACAATCTGGAGTATTTGATTAAACCTGCAATTGCAGAACTTCACCGCGATGGTTGGATTCACATACATGACCTTGACTTCTATGCATGGACGACGACCTGCACGCAGATTGAACTTCGCAAACTCTTTAAGAATGGATTCAATACCGGGCACGGCCATCTGAGAGCACCAAAAAGCATTGGTTCGTATGCAGCTTTGGCTGCTATTGCTATCCAGTCAAATCAAAATGACCAGCATGGCGGACAGAGTGTTGTGGACTTCGATTATGCTATGGCTGAGGGTGTCCGTTACACCTATCAGAAGTACCTGAAAGAGGGTTATGAGATCTGCGAACGCCTCAATGACCTGAAAGATAAGGAATGGATTCTGGACTATGCTATGGAAAAGACCACTCGTGACACCTACCAGGCGATGGAGGGGCTGATTCACAATCTAAACACCATGCATTCCCGTGCAGGCGCTCAAGTCCCATTCAGCTCTATTAACTATGGTACAGATACATCCTGGGAAGGTCGCCTCGCTATCGAGCAGCTTCTCCTTGCTACAGAGGCAGGACTCGGAAACGGCGAAACTCCTATCTTCCCGATTCAGATTTTCCGAGTCAAGGAAGGTGTCAACTATAATCCGGACGACCCGAACTATGACCTGTTTGAATTGGCGATGAAGGTAAGTGCTAAGAGGCTTTTCCCCAACTTCGCTTTCATTGATGCTCCATTCAATCTCCAGTATTATAAGTCCGGTCATCCTGAGACAGAGGTTGCATATATGGGCTGCCGAACTCGTGTGATGGGAAATGTTTACGACCCATCTCGTGAGATCGCTCCTGGTAGAGGCAATTTGAGTTTTACCTCCATCAACCTGCCCCGACTTGGCATTGAGTCCAAAGGTGACTACCTTACTTTCTTCAAACTGTTGGATAAAATGCTTGACGCGACGATGCAGCAGCTTCTCGACCGATACAAAATTCAGGCTTCGAGAATTGTTCGTAACTTCCCATTCCTTATGGGAGAAGGTGTCTGGATGGACTCTGACGGGCTTTCTCCCGATGACACGGTTGGAGATGTCTTGAAGCATGGGACACTGTCTATCGGCTTCTGTGGGCTTGCAGAGTGCCTTGTAGCGCTTAACGGCAAGCATCACGGTGAAGATGAGTTTTCTCAGGAACTTGGCTTGCGTATTGTCGGTTATATTCGTGACTACTGCAATCGCAAGAGTACCGAACTCGGTATGAATGTGACCTGTCTGGCTACTCCCGCTGAGAGTTTGGCTGGGAGGCTGCTTCGATCTGACAGGGAAAGATACGGAATTATCAAAGGAGTTACCGACCGTGAATACTACACCAACAGCTTCCATGTTCCGGTATATTATCATCTTCCTGCACTTAAGAAAATTGATATTGAAGCACCGTATCATGCTCTTACCAACGCAGGTCACATTTCTTATGTTGAGTTAGATGGTGACCCGACTAAGAACCTTGCCGCATTCGAGCGGGTTGTAAGGCACATGAAAGAAGCTGGCATTGGCTATGGCAGCATCAACCATCCTGTAGATCGAGATCCGGTCTGCGGTTATAACGGAATTATCAACGATGTTTGCCCCTGCTGCGGACGAAGCGAGGCTGATGGAATTCCGTTCGAACGCATTCGTCGTATCACTGGATATTTGGTCGGAACTCTCGATAAGTGGAATGACGCTAAGCGTGCGGAGGAGCGGGATCGTGTCAAGCATGAAGTTGATTCGAATTTCAGGGATTGAGCAAGAGTCCATCGTTGATGGGGAAGGAATCCGCTATGTGATATTTACACAGGGTTGTCCGCATCATTGCCCCGGCTGTCACAATCCTCAAACCCACCCTTTTGGTGGCGGAAAACTCGTGTCGATCGAAGACATATTCGATGATATTTCAAAAAGAAAAGATTGGATAGATGGTATCACCCTTTCCGGAGGTGAACCGTTCTGTCAGATTTACCAGTGTGCTCTGATCGCTGAAAAAGCTCATCAAATGGGGCTCAGCGTTTGGTGTTACACTGGCTATCTTTTTGAAGACTTGTACGGACAGGGTGCTGATCTACTGAAGCATATTGATGTGCTTGTTGACGGTCCATTCGTACAGGCTGAAAAATCGTTGGAGCTTGATTTCAGAGGAAGCCGCAATCAGCGGGTAATTGATATTCCAGAAAGCTTGAAAGAAGGCGTAGCAATCTTGAAACAAACTTAGAAGAAAGGAGTACCTATATCATGGCGAATACTACTAACCCTCGACGAAATGCCGAGGGATATTCCGACCCGACTGCTTATGAAGCTCTCAAGAATATTGAGCGTGAAGAAGACGAAAGATTTCATAGACTGCTGCATACACTGTTTTACTTGTGCGAGTTGGCTGACTTCGAGATCGAAGGTCGGATTATTCTGGTTGATAAACGGAACGGACGAGTTTGGAGATGAGAGAAATGAGTCCGTACATACTTGAAAAATGAGTAAATTTTAGCCCACTTTTGTTTGGTGGATTTAGGCAAAAGCCCACTTTTGAAAAAATTTTTGAGCGTGTACGGACAATTTTCTCGAAAAAAGCCCAGAAAAAGTGGGCAAAAGCCCGGTTTTGAAAACCAAAAGTGGGCAGAAAAATTTGTAGGCATTTTCTGAAAATGGCACTTTTTAGGCGTTTTTTGCCCCAAAATGGTCGATTTACGCTGATTTGAAATTTTTCTTGTGAAAAAAGCCCACTTTCCCACTTTTATTTCTTATTTAATTGCGATAAAAAGTTTTAATAAATATATAAATAGGGCGAGAAAAGTGGGTATTTGACCAGAAGCCAAAATACATAGCACAAGTCGATGGAAATGTCAAGACTTTTTACCGAAAGTTCTTTCTTTTTCTTTCAGACTGTGCTATACTATAAGCGCCACACAATCTAATATGTTCAAGTCGTTTAGGGAAAACTGCTTTGGTAAAAAGTGTTTTCTCTCTTTACTCATTCCATTTGTCCCTTTGCGGCTTGATTGAGATTGTGTGGCAACAATGAGGGTTGACACTTTTTCAGTGCGTCTCTCGTTGTGGGGGCGCACTTTTTTAATGCCCTCGGAAAGGATGGGATAATGAGATGAGAAAGTTCTTGGCAGCGTGCATGGCGATTGTCATGATATTTACGATTGCAGGTTGCAGTTCAGAGGGGCATGAAGGAGAAGCTAAAACTCCATCGGGTTCCAGTATTCAAAAAGGCAAGGATTATCAAAAAGTAGTTGACGAATTTGAAAGTAGTGGTTTCACAAACATCAAACTTGAAAAACTTGACGACCTTGTTACCGGTTGGTTTACAAAAGACGGTGAGGTTGAATCTGTTTCCGTAGATGGCGATACTGGATACTCTGCTGATACTTGGTATCCGGCTGATGCCGAGGTCGTAATCACATATCACACATTCCCGGAAAAAGAAACTTCTGAAACAGATAGCGAATTCGTTTCAACCGAAGAGCTTGCTGTTGATATTTTGACAGTAGATAATTCTCCAGAATTGGCAGCAATGCTTTCTCTTAAAGCAGATATGGATCAATCGTATGCCGATTTTGCAGAGGCTCATAAGAATCAGGTTATTGAGTTTGATGGCTGTATTACCTATCTTACAAACCACGATAATTACGACACCCGATATGATTTGCTAATCAGTGCGGGAGACTATGTGGATGAAAATACTGCAAACCCTGGTCCAACTTTTAAGTTTAAGGATGTTGGGGTATATGATTTAGGAGACGGACTTACGCTTGCTGATTATATCAAAGTCGGCAGCAATGTAAGAATACAGGCTAAAGTGCGGAGCTACAATTCTGATACCGGTCTCTTTGAACTTGATCCAGTAAGTGTAGAAGCTCGATAACAAACAACTTTATATTTGACCGAGATGCTTAAACGGTGTCTCGGTCTTTTTTATGTCTTTTTCCGCCGCGCGAAAAATACATTCCCTTTTATGAAGAGAGGAGTAAAAAGCTATTTTTAAGAATAGACATTCTCTTTTCAGTTTTGAAAAAACTACATGAAAGGAGGCTCATTTGCCAATGCTCGAAAGCCAATTTCAATCGAAGCTCATTAAGGAGCTTAAGAAACTTTTTCCGGGTTGCATCGTGATGAAAAGCGACTCTGGATATTTGCAGGGCATTCCTGATCTGCTTATTCTGTTCAATGACAAATGGGCTGCTCTGGAATGTAAACAACACGCTGGCGCAAAAAAGCAACCGAACCAAGAATATTATGTGGGCAAGATGGACGAGATGTCTTTTTCCAGATTTATTTGCCCCGAGAACAAGGAGGAAGTGCTGCATGATCTTCAACAATCATTCCAATCTTGAAGGGCAACACGCTTTTCTTGGTGCCAGCAAGTATCATTGGATTAACTATGATGAAACAAAAGTAGCCGATGCTTATTCAAAGTTTTTGGCCACACAGCGAGGGACCGTTCTACATGACTTTGCATGTCAATGTATCACTTTGGGGCAAAAACTCCCCAAGTCACAGAAAACATTGAACATGTATGTCAATGACGCAATTAGTTTTCGTATGGTGCCTGAACAGATTCTGTTCTATTCAGAAAATTGCTTTGGTACCGCAGATACAATTGTGTTCCGAAACGGTACTCTTCGTATTCATGACCTTAAAACCGGCGTTGTGCCGGCACACATGGAGCAGCTTGAAATATATGCTGCTCTTTTTTGTTTGGAGTATAAGGTGAAGCCCTCAGAAATCGAGATGGAGCTTCGTCTGTACCAGAACAATGAAATTCTGTATCACACACCCACTGCCGAAGATATTGTGCCAATTATGGACAAGATCATTACATTCGACAAGGTTATCAGAAAAATTAAAGAACAGGAGGGTTAAACCATGAGTCTCACGGATGATATTTTAATGCATTACGGTATGCCCAGAAGGTCTGGTCGTTATCCTTGGGGTTCGGGTGATAACCCTTATCAGCACAGCGGCGATTTTCTTTCCCGTGTGGAAGAGTTGAAGAAGTCCAATTTCACTTTTACTGATAAGGATGGAAAAATCTACACAGGAGAAGTAGCCATTGCAAAATCTATGGGGCTGAGCACAACACAGTTTCGCACTCAGATGAGCCTCGCAAAGGATGAACGCCGTTCTGCTGATGTTGCCACTGCTAAAGCTCTTCGAGCTAAAGGTTACAGTTTGAATGAGATTGCTGACAAAATGGGCTTTGCTAACGATTCTTCAGTTCGTTCCCTCTTGAATGAGAGTTCAGAAGCTCGTATGAACCAGGCAAAGCAAACCGCCGAATTTCTGAAAAAGCAGATTGCGGAAAAAGGCATGATTGATGTCGGAACCGGAGTCGAAAGAGAGCTTGGTATCTCGAAAGAGAAGATGAACCAGGCTCTTTATATTTTGGAAATGGAAGGCTATCACATCTATGGCGGCGGTGTCCCTCAGGTAACAAACCCGGGTAAGCAAACAAACATCAAGGTTCTCTGCCCTCCAGGAACAGAGCATAAAGAGATTTATAATTTTGAGAATGTTCATTCTGTCAGAGACTATGTGTCTCATGATGACGGCGAGACTTTCGATAAGTTCGTCTATCCCAAAAGCATGGATTCAAGTCGATTGAAAATCCGTTATGCAGAAGACGGCGGAATTCAGAAAGATGGTGTCATTGAAATTCGTCGCGGTGTAGATGACTTGTCTCTTGGTGATTCCCACTATGCTCAGGTTCGTATTCTGGTAGACGGCAACAGATATTTGAAAGGAATGGCTGTCTATTCTGATGATCTTCCTGATGGTGTGGATGTGATGTTTAACACCAATAAGAAAAAAGGAACTCCGACATCGGATGTTCTGAAGAAGGTCAAGGATGACCCTGACAATCCGTTTGGTTCACTTATCAAAGCCGGTGGGCAGAGCTATTACATCGATGCTGATGGCAAACGACAGCTTTCCCTTATCAATAAGCGTGCCGAAGAGGGCGACTGGGGTGAATGGGCGGATAAACTCCCCTCCCAGTTTCTTTCTAAGCAGAGTTTGAGTCTGGTCAATAAACAGCTGAACTTGGCGGCATCTGATAAAATGGCTGAATTTGATGAAATCTGCTCACTAACAAATCCGACGGTCAAAAAATCATTACTGAAATCCTTTGCGGATGATTGCGACTCTGCTGCTGTGCACCTTCAGGCAGCTGCTCTTCCTCGTCAGAAATATCAGGTGATTCTACCTATCACTTCGATGAAAGACAATGAAGTGTATGCTCCGAATTATAAGAATGGTGAAACAGTAGCTCTGGTTCGTTATCCGCATGGCGGAACTTTCGAGATTCCTATCCTGACAGTGAATAACAAGCAGGCAGAGGCTCGCCGAATCCTTGGCAACACACCTAAAGATGCTGTCGGTATTAACAGTAAGGTTGCGGAACGGCTTTCAGGCGCTGACTTTGATGGCGATACTGTCATGGTCATCCCATGTAACTCTGGTAAAAGCAAGGTCAAGATTACTTCCACTCCTCCTCTGAAGGGGCTTGAAGGATTTGACCCAAAATTGGAGTATGGCGGAAAACCTGCTGGCACTTTCAAGCCTATGAAAAACACACAGAAAGAGATGGGTGTCATTTCTAATCTGATTACCGACATGACTTTGAAGGGTGCCACACAGGATGAACTTGCAAGAGCAGTTCGTCACAGCATGGTAGTTATCGATGCTGAAAAGCACAAGCTGGACTACAAGCAGAGTGAGATCGACAACGGTATCAGCTCTTTGAAAAAGAAGTATCAGGGCACAGTTGATGAGGATGGAAGATACCACGAGGGTGCTTCGACTTTGATTTCCCGTGCTAAATCAGAGACTTCTGTCACTAAGAGACAAGGTAGTCCGAAAATCGATGAAAAGACAGGCGAATACATATGGAAAGATGTAGATGACCCTGTTTATGTCGACAAGCGGACTGGTAAAGTCAAAGAGCGTACGCAGCCGAGCACTAAGATGGCTGAAGCAAAGGATGCCTATACCCTGGTATCCGAAGCTGATACCCCCGTGGAGCGTGCTTACGCTAACTACGCCAATAAAATGAAAGCCCTGGGTAACCAGGCTCGTCTTGAGATCCTATCCACCGGAAAAGTACCCTACTCCGCCACTGCAAAAGAGACCTATCAAGCTGAGGTTGACTCTCTGAATGCTAAGCTTAATGTGGCTTTGAAGAATGCACCCAGAGAAAGACAGGCTCAGACCATGGCTAATGCAGTAGTGGCTGCTAAAAAGCAGGATAACCCGGACATGACAAAGGGTGAACTCAAGAAAGCAAGCCAGCAGGCGCTTACTCAGGCCCGTGCCTCTGTTGGCGCAAAGCGAGAGACCATCAAGATTACAGATCGTGAATGGGAAGCAATTCAAGCTGGCGCTATTAGCGAGAATAAGCTTACCCAAATCATTGACAATGTGGACATTGACAGTCTTAGACAGCGCGCAACACCGAGAGCAACAACTACTCTCAGCACTGCAAAACAGAATAAGATTGCTTCGATGAATGCTTCTGGCTACAGTACATCAGAAATTGCTGAAGCTCTTGGCATTTCTACAAGCACAGTGTCAAATTACTTGAATTGAAAGGAGTGACTGGCATGAATGGTTCTTGTGCCCTTACCACATTTGACAACCCTTACAATCCATTTGAACAGTTCTCCGATTGGTTCCTGTTTGATGTGGAAAAGGGTTACAACACTTGCGCTTATCTCGATCGAATTGCTCACACTTCTGACCAATTCTCTGAAGAAGAGAACAATCAAGAGATTGAAAGAGCGATTGACGAGATCATTCGTTATGACTTCATGAATATTTACAAGAAAGTGAAGAGAACGAAGACAACAAAAGCAGATAAGGCTTGAACTATAGGTTGAGGTCTAATGCTCTTTGAATAAAATTTTTGTTTTCTTTTCTGAAAATATTTGAATTTGAAGTCAATACAAACAAATTATCACTTGATCTGCACTGCTGCCGCAGGGCTTAAAGGCATGGGGAGGGGGTCTCCAAAATTGCACCCCCTACCTCATCGCGGCAGTCTTAAAAAAATCTCCGGAGGGATATTTTGGGAATGGGGTTTACCCCACGGGTGCAGTATTTGAACGAGCTTACAGGGTTGAGACATTTTCCATAAAGTGTGAACATCTCCTTTCATGTTTCTTTTCTCCTTTCGGTGATTGGTGGAAATTCAGCTCTGTAAGTTCTTTCAAATACTGCACCTATTCTCACCTAAAAGAGCATCGGTTCAGATAAAAAGTGCAGTACAAGTATGCGGATATGGTGGAACTGGCAGACGCAATAGACTCAGAATTTATTGGAGGTTATCTCCGTGCAGGTTCAACTCCTGTTATCCGCACCAAATTTTTTAAGAGAGGAGGCAGTGCCAATGCCAAAAGGTAAAGCTGCAAGCTCTTCCGACTCAAACAGCCCATTGAGACCACCGACATCTCTCGAAGCGCAAGAGAACTTAATGATTTCTTTGGCGGTTCAATGTGCTGAAAAGCAGCTCAGAGACGGAACTGCTTCTTCTCAGGTCATAACACATTATTTGAAGCTCGGTTCCAGTAAGGAACGAATTGAAAAGGAGATTCTGGAGAAGCAGAAAGAGCTTATCGAAGCGAAGACCAAGAATCTAAATTCCAACAGTGAAGCCAAGGAGTTGTACAACAAGGCTCTCGAAGCGTTTAGGAGATATTCCGGTGCAGGCGGTGAAGACGATGAGTATTAAAACCTATTCGGAGTTAATTACATTGCCGACATTTGAAGAACGATTTCTCTACTTAAAGCTTGATGGTTCCGTTGGAAAAGAAACTTTCGGTTTTAAGCGATGGTTGAACCAAGAGTTTTATCATTCGGATCAATGGCTGCAATTCCGAGATGAAATTATCATTCGGGATGAAGGTTGTGATCTTGGTATGCCGGGTTATGAAATCTTTGGTTCCGTATTGATCCATCATCTGAATCCGATTACTTATGAAGATATCTTAAATCGGAGCCCCTGCGTTTTCGATCCGGAGAATGCAGTTTGCACCAAGTTGAATACACACAATGCGATTCACTATGGTGATGAAAGCTTACTGGTTCTTCCACCTGTTCAACGCACACAAAATGATACCTGTCCCTGGCGAAAATAATGAAAGGAGAAAATTTCAATGACTAAGGAAATCTATGAAAACTCTGTTCTTGATGAATCGACCGATAACATCGAGGAGCAGGAAGCAGGGTTTTGCGAAGATGCAGCTCGGAATGTGATCGGTGTCGTCACTGATTGCCTGAAGCTGAACATTCGTGAAAAGCCATCTAAGGATTCCAGAGTAGTAACCGTTGTGACCTGTCTTGACGAATTGGAAATTGACATGGGCGATTCCAATGATGACTGGTACGCTGTCTGCACTGCTGCCGGCATCGAAGGATTCTGTATGAAGAAATTTGTAGCCGTCAGGCAGTAAGGAGAACGCGATATGGATAGTATACTGACATCGATTAAAAAGCTGCTCGGAATTGCTGAAGAGTATGAGCACTTTGACCCGGACATCGTAATGTACATCAATTCGGCATTCTCGGTCTTGACGCAGCTCGGTGTCGGTCCTGAAGAAGGATTCCGTATCGAAGATGCAAGTAAGACCTGGTCTGAATTCTTGTATGATGATCCTCGTCTTGAATTTGTAAAAACTTTTATCTACCTGAAGGTAAAACTGACATTTGATCCGCCTTTAAGCTCAGCCGTCATGGAAGCAATCAACCGACAGATCAGCGAGCTCGAATGGCGAATCAATGTAACAGTTGATCCGGATTAAATGTGAGAGGAGGATTTCAAAATGGACAATACAGCACTTACCCATCACGGCATTCTCGGTCAGAAATGGGGCGTTCGCCGTTTCCAGAACAAAGACGGTACTCGCACCACGGCTGGAAAGAAAAGAGAAAGCTCTTCTAAATCTGATGCTCCTGCTCATGAGGATTATACTAAAGCCCATAACAGTAAGAGCGTTAAATCTATGAGTGATGCAGAGCTTCGCAATCGGCTGAACCGACTTCAGATGGAGAAACAGTACAGTCAACTGTCTTCGACTGATGTAAATCGTGGAAAGGAATATGTATCGAAAACACTGAAAGTTGCCGGTACAATTGCAACTGCTACTTCGACTGCTCTGACCATTTACAATAACTATGGCAAGATCAAAGAAATTGTAAACGGTATGGCTAAGAAGGCCGGATAAGGAGGTACTCATGGCATTATCAAACACTGCCGTTCCCAAGTATTATGGTATGTTTCGTGATGCCGTGATTCGAGGGGAAATTCCGGTTTGCAAAGAGATCTCTATGGAGATGAATCGCATTGACGATCTTATTGCTAATCCGGGTGTGTACTATGACGACCAAGCTGTTGAGGGATGGATCGCTTATTGCGAGTCCGAACTCACTCTAACAGATGGGTCAGATCTTAGCCTTTTGGACAGTTTCAAACTATGGGGTGAACAGATCTTTGGTTGGTACTACTTCGTCGAACGAAGTGTTTATCAGCCGAATCCCGATGGTCATGGCGGGCATTATGTTCGTAAGAATGTAAAAAAGCGGTTAATCAACAAGCAGTATTTGATCGTTGCGCGAGGTGCCGCAAAATCAATGTATGGCTCGACTCTGCAAGGTTACTTCCTGAATGTTGATACATCTACCACTCATCAGATCACGACCGCACCTACAATGAAGCAAGCTGAGGAAGTCATGTCCCCTCTTCGTACCGCTATCACCCGTTCGAGAGGACCGCTGTTTCAGTTCCTGACAGAAGGCTCTTTACAAAACACAACTGGTTCCAAAGCGAATCGCACAAAGTTAGCTTCTACAAAAAAGGGCGTTGAAAACTTCCTGACTGGTTCGCTTCTTGAGGTCAGACCTATGAGCATCAATAAGCTTCAGGGTCTACAGATCAAGGTCGCGACTGTTGATGAGTGGCTTTCCGGTGACATTCGAGAGGATGTTATCGGTGCCATTGAGCAGGGTGCATCCAAGGTGAATGACTACATCATCGTTGCAATCAGCTCGGAAGGTACAGTTCGTAATGGAAGTGGCGACACCATCAAAATGGAGTTGATGGACATCCTTAAGGGCGACTACATCAATCCCCATGTTTCGATATGGTGGTACAAACTTGATTCCATTGACGAAGTCGGAGATCCGGAAATGTGGCTCAAGGCTAATCCGAATCTCGGAAAAACCGTAAGCTATGAAACTTATCAACTTGATGTTGAAAGAGCTGAAAAAGCTCCAGCTGCCCGAAACGATATTCTTGCAAAGAGATTTGGGCTGCCTATGGAGGGCTACACCTATTACTTCACTTATGAAGAAACCCTTCCGCATCGAAAGAGGGATTTCTGGCAGATGCCTTGCTCCCTCGGTGCAGACTTGTCGCAGGGCGATGACTTCTGTGCCTTTACATTTCTATTTCCATTGCCAAACGGTTCCTTTGGCGTTAAGACGAGAAACTACATCACCTCTACAACTTTAATGAAGCTGCCAGCTGCTATGAGGATCAAGTACGATCAATTCATGGCGGAGGGCAGTTTAATTGTTTTAGAGGGTGCCGTACTTAACATGATGGATGTCTATGAAGATTTGGATAACCATATTCAGGAGTGCGGATATGATGTTCGATGTCTTGGGTTTGACCCTTATAACGCAAAAGAATTTGTAGCGAGATGGGAATCTGAAAACGGTCCGTTTGGAATTGAGAAAGTTATCCAAGGCGCTAAAACTGAGTCGGTTCCACTTGGAGAACTGAAAAAGCTTTCTGAAGAAAGAATGCTTATCTTCGATGAGGACCTTATGACCTTCGCTATGGGTAACTGCATTACCCTTGAAGATACAAATGGAAACCGTAAACTTTTGAAGAAGCGATACGAGCAGAAAATCGATGCTGTTGCGGCAATGATGGACGCTTATATTGCTTATAAACTCAATCGAGATGCATTTGAATAAGGAGGTGGTCAAGTTGGATGAGATGTATCATCATGGTATTCTCGGTCAGAAATGGGGCGTTCGTCGTTTCCAGAACAAAGACGGAACTTTGACCGCCGTAGGTCAAAAGCGTTTGGAAAAGAAAGACACAAATTGGGCCCATAAAAACCACGACAAAATTGTATCTAAAGCCCGCAAAGATGTTTCCAAAGAACTCGATCAGTATGCCAATCAACTATTGAAAAATCCTTCCTCTGTGACATCGAAAGGTAAAATCAGTTCTTCGGCTATCAATTCCTATAATCGGAAGATGGCTGAACTGATGAATGAGTCCGTCAAGAATGTTACCGCACCTTCAGGGCGTGTCGTTCAATTCGTTGCAAAACGAGGTGAAGTCGGCGTGCATATGGCTCTGGCTGACAGAGGCTATGATATGCAGCAGCTGAAGAATGGTATCTGGGCTTCCGGTCGAGTTGCCTATAAGAAGAAAAATGTTGATATGGTTTAAGGAGGTGATGATTCAAAATGGAGATGTCTTTCGGTTCCAGACTGAAACATGCTTGGAATGCGTTTACTGGTAATGTTCAAACGAATTACCGGGATTTAGGTATGAGCTACTCATACCGAGCTGACAGACCAAGAATGTCCAGAGGCAATGAAAGATCAATCGTCACATCGGTTTATAACCGAATTGCGCTTGATGTTGCGGCCCTGAATGTTCAGCATGTTCGGTTGGATGAAAATGGGCGTTTTCTTTCGGTCATCGATGACGGATTGAATAATTGCCTCACTTTGGAAGCGAATGTCGATCAGACGGCACGGTCGTTCGTTCAGGATGTAGTTATCTCTATGTTTGATGAAGGAAGCGTGGTTATTGTTCCGGTCGACACCACGACTGACCCAAATGTGTCCGGTTCGTATGATATACAGTCTCTGCGTGTCGGACAGATTTTAGACTGGTATCCGCAGTATATTCGTGCTCGTGTGTACAATGAACAAACGGGCAGAAAAGAAGATATTGTGGTGCCGAAAAGTGCAGTGGCTATCATTGAGAATCCGCTGTACGCAGTTATCAATGAGCCGAACTCAACTATGCAGCGGCTCATTCGTAAACTTAACCTACTTGATGTCATTGATGAGCAAAGCGGATCTGGAAAACTCGATTTAATTATTCAGCTTCCTTATGTAATCAAGACAGAAGCAAGGCGTCAACAGGCCGAAAATCGGCGTAAAGATATAGAAAACCAGTTGTCAGGTTCGAAGTATGGTATCGCTTATACTGATGGTACTGAGCATATCACACAGTTGAATCGTTCCGTGAACAACAACCTGATGTCCCAGATTGAATACTTGACGAGTATGCTATACAGCCAGTTGGGGATCACTCAGAGCATTTTGGATGGAACAGCGGACGAGAAGACAATGCTGAACTACAACAACCGGACAATCGAGCCGATCATTTCCGCTATTGTTGATGAGATGAAACGAAAGTTTCTGACCAAAACTGCCCGATCACAACACCAGTCAATTTCATTCTTCAGAGACCCGTTCAAACTGGTTCCTGTCAATGACATTGCTGAAATCGCTGACAAGTTTACAAGAAATGAAATCATGACTTCGAATGAAATTCGTCAGGTAGTCGGCATGAAACCCTCTGAGGACCCGAGAGCAGATGAACTCAGAAATAAGAACCTGAGTGCGCCGTACGGTTCCAATCAGCAGTCGGAAGAAATGCCTATCGCCGAAGTTGATTCAGTTGGAGACTCAGCAAGTGATTTGGACGACAAAATCTCTAAGCAAAAATCGAAAAAGTAAGGAGGAATTTCAAAATGAGTAGACCTTTTTCGGTTGAGGCTTGTGATTTCAGCGGCTGGGCAACCCGAAACGACCTTAAGTGTTCCGATGGACGAGTAATTCGTCGGGACGCCTTTAAGAATAACGACGGTATTAAAGTCCCGCTGGTCTGGAATCATCAGCACAACAGTCCTCGTGATGTTCTCGGTCATGCATGGCTTGAGAACCGTGAGGAAGGTGTTTACACCTACGGCTTTCTCAATGACACCACTGATGGTGAAATTGCGAAGGTCCTTATTAAGCACGGTGACATCTGTGCTCTGTCCATTTACGCCAATCAGCTTCAGCAGGCTGGTCCTGATGTGCTGCATGGCTGTATTTGCGAGGTGAGCCTGGTGCATAAGGGTGCTAATCCTGGTGCGTTTATCGACTCTATGCTGAAGCACGGCGAAATGTCCGATGATGAGGCTATCATCTATACCGGAATGCCTCTCTGTCTTTCTCATTCTGCGGAATCTAAGGATGATCCGGAAGACGAGGAAAAGAAGAAGGATTCCAAAGAGGACAAGTCTGCTGAAAACAAGGAAGAGAAGAAGGACAACGAGGAGACGATTGCTGATGTGATCGATTCCATGTCTGAGAAGCAGCAGAATGTCATGTATGCACTTATCGCACAGGCTCTCGAAGGCGAACCCGAAAAGGAATCCAAGGATGATTCCGACAACAAATCTGAATCCAATAAGGAGGATAAAACAATGAAACACAATGTCTTTGATAACGATCAGCAGAAGAAGACCGAGGTTCTGTCTCATGCTGACCAGGCAAGCATCATTTCTATGGCCAAGTCCAACAGCGTCGGCAGTCTCCGTACTGCTATGGACATTTATGCAGAGCAGAATCCTGACAGTGTTCTGGCTCATGGTATCGACGGTATTGAAACCCTGTTCCCTGAGTACAAGGATGTCCGTCCCGGTGCTCCTGAACTGCTTACCACTGACCAGGGTTGGGTGAATGAGGTTCTGAAGAAGGTTCACAAGAGCCCTATTTCCCGTATCCGTACTCGTCAGGCTGACCTGCGTAACATTGAGGCTCTTCGTGCTAAGGGTTACAAGAAGGGTGCCCAGAAGGGTTATGTCGGCAACATTCAGCTGCTCCACAGAACGACTGATCCTCAGACCGTGTATGTAAAGAGTAAGCTTGACCGTGATGACATCATCGATATTCAGGACTTCGATGTGGTGCAGTATCTGTACGGCATCGACCGTATGAATCTGAACGAGGAACTGGCTACGGCTATCATGATCGGTGACGGTCGCGAGGTCGGTGCTGATGGTAAGATCGCCGAGGATAAGATCCGCCCGATTTGGTTGGATGACGAGCTGTATACCATCCATGCTGACGTTGACATTGCCGGCATGAAGGCTACTCTCCAGGGCACCAATACTTCCGCTAATTTCGGCGAGAATTACATTTATGCAGAAGCCGTGATTCAGTCTCTGCTGTATGCTCGTGAGAAGTATAAGGGTTCCGGCACTCCCGACTTCTACTGCACGCCCCATTTGGTCAATGTCATGCTGCTTGCCCGTGACCTGAATGGCCGTCGCATCTATGACAAGGTTAGCGATCTGGCTGCGGCTTTGAATGTTGGACAGATCATCACCGCCGAACAGTTCGAGGGTAAGACTCGTACTACCACGGACAGCAAGACCAAGAAGCTTCTGGGACTGATGGTCAATCTGGCTGATTATTCTCTGGGCGCTACCAAGGGCGGCGAAATCACTCACTTCACCGATTTCGATATCGACTTCAACCAGGAGAAGAGCCTGCTGGAGACTCGTTGCTCCGGCGCCAACACTCGTGTCATGTCTGCTATCGCTCTGGAAGAGGATGTCACTGCCAATATTGGCGGCTAAATTCAGCGAGGAGTGAAAATTCAAAATGGCTAAATTTTATGGAGTAATCGGCTACGCTGTAACAGAAGAGACTAAGCCGGGCGTTTGGGCAGAGAAGATCATCGAGCGTATGTACTATGGTGATTTAACCCGTAACACCCGTAGGCTTCAGTCTGCGGAACAACTCAACGACAACATCAATGTTGCGAATGAGATCAGTATCGTAGCCGATCCATTTGCCAATGAGAATTTTCATTCGATGAGGTATGTTGAGTTTATGGGTGCTAAATGGAAAGTCACAAGTGTCGAAGTTCAGTACCCAAGACTTATACTGACTATGGGAGGTGTATACAATGGCGAGCAGGCTTAATCTGCAAACTTTCCTGGAAGAAATCCTTGAAAGCAGAAATGTGTATTTTCAACCTCCTGAGTCGGTAAAAATGAAATACCCCGCTATCGTTTATGCACTTGATGATATCGAAAATGTGTACGCCGATAACGGGGTTTATTCATCTCACAGGCACTATTCAGTCACTGTTATTGACTCTGACCCGGATAGTGAGCTTGTCGGTAAGATGGTTTCTATACCTACCTGCCGATTTGAACGATATTATGCAAGCGAGAATCTGAATCACTGGAATTTCTCGCTCTATTTCTGATAAGGAGGAATATCTTTATGTCCAAAATCATTTGGGATAAAACTGGCGAGCGCCTGTACGAAACCGGCTGTGACCATGGCGTTCTCTATCCGATGCAGACCGGCGGCGTTTATAACAAGGGCGTCGCATGGAATGGTCTGACTGCCGTTACCGAGAGTCCTTCCGGGGCCGAGGCTTCCCCGATTTACGCTGACAACATCAAGTATGTCAACCTGGTTTCAAACGAGGAATTCGGTGCTACCGTCGAGGCGTATATGTATCCTGACGAGTTTGCCGAGTGTGATGGTTCCGTTGAGATCATGCCCGGTATGTACGCCGGTCAGCAGTCCCGTAAGACTTTCGGCCTGGCATATCGTACCATTCTGGGTAATGATACCGATCTGAACGATTACGGTTATAAGCTGCATCTGGTTTATGGCTGCCTGGCAGCACCTTCTGAAAAGGGTTACAGCACAGTCAACGACAGTCCTGAGGCGGCTACTCTGTCCTGGGAGATCAGCACCACACCGGTCTCTATCAACAAGCTGGTCAACGGTAAGAAGTTGAAGCCGACAGCCACGCTGACCTTTGACTCCACTAAGTTTAGTGCCGAGTTCATGACTAAGCTGGAAGAGATCCTGTACGGTAAGGACCCGACCACCGATGGCGGTAACGATGGTGTCGAGCCTCGTCTGCCTCTGCCTGATGAGATCATTGAACTGTTCGATAAGACTCTGAATCCGCAGGGTTAATCTGTAAAAATTATGGAGCCGTATTCAGGTAAGCTGGCGGCTCCTACTTTTTTTAATTTGAAAGGAGAAAAATTTCAATGACTAAGGAAACTATCACTTATACCGATCTGAATGGCATTCAGAGAACTGAAGACTTTTACTTCGATCTGTCCAAGCCTGAAATCGTAAAAATGCAGGCGAGCGCAAAGGGTGGCTACGATGTCCAGCTTAAGAGTATCGCTGCCAGTCCGAATGGGGCGCTTATTATGGAGTTCTTCGAGAACTTTATTAAGACCGCCTATGGCGAGAAGAGCGATGATGGCAGACGCTTCATGAAGTCTGAGGAAATTTCCAGAGGCTTTATGGAAACTCCCGCTTATGAGGTCCTGTTTGAGAAGCTTGTCACCGATGCCGGCGCTGCATCCGAATTTGTCAACCGTGTGATGCGTGCCAACGGCAATAAGCAGGCTGCGCCCATCGCATCTAATTAAAGAAAGCTCGGAGGGCTAAGGAATGCTGAAAATTACTGTGCCGGCTGCCGAGTTTTGGGATGAAATTCATGAAGAATTTGTCTACAAGAAAGAGCAGGCTTTGCAGTTGGAGCATTCCTTAGTCTCTCTTTCAAAATGGGAAAGCAAATGGAATAAGGCATTTCTCGGAAAACAAGAAAAAACCGATGAGGAAATTTTTGATTATGTACGATGTATGACCTTAACCCAGAATGTCGATCCCGAAGTATATACTCGGCTGTCTGCTGAAAACTACTCCGCCATCAATGCGTACATCGAAGCACCTATGACTGCTACTTGCCTTATCGAGGACAAGCAGACAAGAGGTAATAAAGAAACGGTTACATCTGAGCTTATTTACTACTGGATGATTTCCTATAACATCCCTGTGGAGTTTCAAAAATGGCATTTGAACAGACTGCTGACCCTCATACGGGTATGTAATGTCAAGAACTCTCCGCCTAAGCGAAGAAGTAAGCGTGAAATGTGGAATCGGAACGCAGCTATCAACGCTGCCAATCGAAAACGCTTTGGCTCTAAGGGGTGATTGAATGAACAGACGATGCCGAAAATGCCTGTTAAGGCGAGTTTGCCATAAAAAGCAGCCTTATAATAACTGGCTTAAAACTTTTACCAAAAAAGCAGTAGCAATCATTCTGGTGGTTTCTCTGGTTGATTTGCAACTGTCTTATGTGCTTGCATTTATGGGGCAAGTACAAATTGCGGAATCGCTTTCCAGCACAATAGCGTCGACCGTTGTCGGGGTTATGCTTGGCTACTTCTTCAAAGCCCTTTTCGAAACATTCTTCGAAAGGCGTGAAGAACGGCTCAAGCAGGAAAGTGAACCGGAAGAAAATACGAATTATGAGGAGGTTTAGTTATGCCTATCAGTTTTTTGACTACAGCACTGTTGATCGTATCCGTCATCACGAATCTGACAGTGGAGGGCATTAAGAAGCTGCTTGACGGAACGAAGGTCAAGTATTCTTCTAATGTTCTTGCGGCAGTTTTGTCCGTCCTGATCGCCTGTGCTGTTAGCGTGATTTACCTTATTATGACTGACACGATCTTTACTATGAAGATTGGGGTTGAGATCGTCGTTCTGATGTATCTGGGCTTCCTGATCTCTACGGTTGGTTATGACAAGGTTATTCAGATGCTGAAACAGATCCAGAGCGTGAAGGAGGAAACGAAAAATGAGTAACAGTCCTCTGGTATCTTATACCAAGTTAAGCCCTAATCATTCCGGGCAGAGAACCCATGTCGTTGACCGTATCACGCCTCATTGTGTGGTCGGTCAGTGCTCTGTAGAGACTTTGGGTAATATTTTTGCTCCGACTTCCCGACAGGCTTCCTGTCAGTATGGTATCGGCGTGGATGGTCGAGTGGGCATGTATGTGGAAGAAAAGAACCGTTCCTGGTGTTCTTCCTCTAATGCGAATGACCAGCGTGCGATCACAATCGAGTGTGCCAGCGATGCCACACATCCTTATGCATTCAACGACACTGTATATGCTAAACTGATCGAGCTTTGCACAGACATTTGCAAGCGTTACGGAAAAACAAAGCTGCTCTGGTTCGGCGATAAGACGAAGACTCTGAACTATGAGCCGGCTTCCAATGAAATGGTTCTGACCGTACATCGTTGGTTCGCCAACAAGAGTTGCCCTGGTGACTGGATGTATGCTCGAATGGGAGATCTTGCGTCCAAAGTTACGGCTAAGCTTGGAGGCTCTGCTGGCGGAACTGAGAAGCCTGCCGATAATCAGGTGCTTTATCGGGTGCAGACAGGAGCTTTCAGCAACAAGGCGAATGCAGATGCAATGCTTCAGAAGGTGAAAGCCGCCGGTTTCGATACCTACATGGTTAAGGTAGATAACCTTTACAAGATTCAGGTCGGCGCATTCAGCAAGAAAGCAAATGCTGACGCTATGGCTACAAAGCTAAAAGCTGCTGGTTTTGACACCTATGTAACAACCAAAAGTGGAACGGCAGTCTCTGTATCTTCTGCGAAGAAAAGCACTGACCAGATCGCCCGTGAAGTAATTCAGGGGCTGTGGGGTAACGGTGTGGACAGGACTAATCGGCTGAAGGCAGCTGGTTACGATCCTTCCGCAATACAGAATCGGGTGAATCAGCTTCTTAAATAAGGAGGTCCGTGAATGATAAGGTTCAGTCACAAGGGAGACTTCTCTAAGGTTACACGCTTTTTGGAGAGGGCAAAGGAAGTGGTCCATCTCGGAGACCTCGACAAGTATGGCCGAGAAGGGGTCGCTGCTCTTGCGTCTGCAACGCCTGTCGATTCCGGTTTGACCGCCAGTTCATGGTATTACGAGATCGTAAACCGAAATGGATTTGCAAAGATCACCTTTTACAACTCAAATATTCAAAATGGGGTTCCGATAGCGATCATTCTGCAATATGGTCATGGAACCCGTAACGGAGGCTGGGTACAGGGTCGAGACTACATCAATCCTGCTATCCAGCCTATTTTTGATAAAATCGCAAATGAAGCATGGAAGGAGGTTACGAAGCTATGAGTAAAACTATCGACGAAAGAGTCGTAGAAATGCGGTTTGATAATAAGCAGTTTGAGAGCAATGTTCAAACCAGTTTGTCTACCATTGAAAAATTAAAGAAAAGTTTGGATATGGATGGCGCTACAAAAGGTCTTGAGAGCATTGACAGCGCTGCTAAGAAAGTCGATATGTCGGGGCTTGGCTCTGCGGTTGAAACAGTAAAGACTCGATTCTCGGCATTGGAGATCATGGCTGTAACCGCCCTTGCAAACATCACCAACTCAGTTGTAAACACCGGTAAACAGATGCTCCGTTCCTTGACAATCGAACCCATTAGTCAGGGTTTTGAGGAATACGAGCTGAAGATGGGGTCAATTCAGACCATCATGATGAGTACCGGCGCCTCTCTTGCAGAAGTTAATAAGTATCTTCAGGAATTGAACACTTACTCGGATAAGACCATTTACTCCTTCCAGGATATGACTTCCAACATCGGTAAATTTACCAATGCTGGTGTCGGTCTTGAGGATGCAGTAATGGCTATTCAGGGTGTGTCGAATGTTGCCGCTGTGTCCGGCGCCAATGCAAATGAGGCATCCCGTGCCATGTATAACTTTGCGCAGGCACTGTCTGCCGGTTATGTCAAGCTGATCGACTGGAAATCTATTGAGAACGCTAATATGGCGACCGTTGAATTTAAGACTCAGCTTCTTGAGTCGGCTGTTGCCTGTGGCACCTTGACTAAAACTGCCGACGGCATGTATAAAACGGTTAAGGGTAATGTCATCGATGCCACACATGGCTTCAATGATTCTTTGCAGGATCAGTGGATGACCACGGAAGCTCTGGTCGGTACTCTTCGTAATTATGCGGATGAAACGACCGAAATCGGTGCTAAAGCATTTGCGGCTGCACAGGATGTTAAGACATTCACTCAGTTGATAGATACTCTCAAGGAAGCCGTAGGCTCCGGATGGGCAAATACATGGGAAATCCTGTTTGGTGATTTTGAGGAAGCCAAAGAACTTTGGACTGGACTCAGTCAGGTTATCGGTGGATTTATCGATGCCCAAGCAGATGCTCGCAATGAGATGTTGCAAGGGTGGAAAGATCTTGGCGGAAGAACCAAACTGATTGAGGCACTTAAAAATGCTTTTGAAGGCGTTCAGAGTGTTATCAAACCGATCTATGAGGCATTCCGTGAGATATTTCCTCCCACCACAGCCCAGCAGCTTTATGATATTACTGAGAATTTGCGAAAATTCACAGCAAATTTGAAGCTCAGTGATACAGCTTCAGCTAATCTAAAATCTACTTTCAAAGGCTTGTTTGCGATCTTGGACATCGTTAAACAAGCCTTTTCTGCTATATTTACGGCAATTAAACCGTTGTTTGGCGGGTTTGGAGCACTCGGAGATGGAATTCTTGGTTTCACTGGCGGGATTGGCGATGCTATTGTTGCGTTTGATGAGTTTATCAAAACCAGCGGAGCATTCCAGAAAGTCGGTGAGGGTATTGCTACGGTAATTCAGACAATTATGACAGCTTTATCCACACTGAAGAACAAGATCAAAGAAAAATTTGAATCCGCCAATTTCGAATTGTTTCATTCTCTGCTTGAGCGAATTCATGAGAGGATGACTCAAGTCGGAGAAGCAGCCGGTGAGATGAAATCTGGGGTTATCGTCGCCTTTGAGGTCATTGGTGAAGCTCTTGCTAATTGCCAATTTGTTCAGCTTCTCTCTGCTGTGTGGAACGCCGTTAAGACAATCGGAAGTGGCATCGTTAAAATCCTTGGCGAACTCGGCAGTTCTTTAGCAAAGAATCTCGGTGAAGCTAATTTCAGCGGAATTATTGATCTGCTGAATAGTATCTCGTTCGGTGCTATTGCTGTCGGTATCACAAAGTTTGTCGGCACCTTCCGAAAAGCTATTGAAGATATCGGCAGTTTCAAGGAATCTTTTATCGGAATTCTTGACAGTGTTCGAGGATGCTTTGAAGCTTACCAGACTCAGTTGCAGGCTGGTACATTGCTGAAGATCGCGTCTGCTATTGCTATTCTTACTGCATCTTTGATTGCGCTTAGTCTTGTGGACAGCGAAAAGCTGAATGTAGCCCTTGGAGCAATCACTGTGCTATTCGCTGAACTTCTTGCTTCGATGGCTGTATTCAACAAAATCAGCGGTCAGGCAACTGGTGTGATGAAGAGTGTAACTGCTATGCTCGGAATTGCTACGGCAGTGCTGATTTTAGCGAGCGCACTTAAAAAGATTGCTGATCTGGATGCAAAGCAGCTTACTACTGGTCTGATTGGCGTTGCAGGTTTGACGGCTATGATGGTTGCCGCAGCCAAAGCTATGAGTTCCAACAGTAAAACCATCATCAAGGGTGCTACTCAAATGGTGATCTTTGCAGCCGCAATCAAGATTCTTGCTTCTGTTTGTGAGCAACTTGCTAAATTGGACTGGAACCAACTTGCGAAAGGTCTTGTCGGCGTTGGTGTATTGCTTGCCGAGGTTTCTCTGTTCCTGAGAACCGCAAAATTCAGCGGTAAATCCATTACTACGGCTACAGGTATTGTAATTCTTTCAGCAGCAATCAAGGTGTTGGCCTCTGCCTGCAAAGATTTCGGCGAAATGAAATGGGAAGACATTGGTAAGGGGCTTGCATCTATTGCAGTGCTTCTTGCTGAGGTTACCGCTTTCACCAAGCTTACTGGTAACGCTAAACATGTAATCTCTACAGGTGTAGCGCTCATTGCTATCGGAGTAGCCATGAAGATATTCGCATCGGCTGTAAAAGACTTCTCTGGAATGCAGTGGGACGAAATTGCAAGAGGTCTTATTGCTATGGCCGGGGCTTTGGCGGCGGTTACAATTGCTGTCAACTTCATGCCGAAAAACATGATCGGCATCGGCACTGGTCTTATTGCTGTCTCTGCGGCTTTGCTTATACTTGCCAATGCTCTTAACCAGATGGGTTCAATGTCTTGGGAGGAAATCGCCAAGGGTCTTATCACTCTGGGCGGCGCAATGGCCATTCTTGCAATCGGTCTGAATGCCATGACAGGCACTCTTGCAGGTTCTGCGGCGCTTCTTGTTGCTGCAAGTGCCCTCTTGGTGCTTACTCCGGTACTGGCTATTCTCGGCGCCATGAGTTGGAGTTCCATCGTGAAAGGTCTCGTTACCCTGGCAGGTGCATTTGCTATCCTCGGTGTTGCAGGTGCTGTATTGACTCCGTTGGTTCCTTCCATTCTCGCTTTGAGTGGCTCGCTGGCACTAATCGGGGTAGCAGTTGTCGGTATTGGTGCCGGGCTTGCTCTGGCAGGTGCCGGTTTGTCCGCCTTGGCAGTAGGCTTAACAGCTCTTGCTGCTGCGGGAACTGCCGGTGCTACAGCCATCGTCGCTTCTTTGACTGTTATCATCACTGGTGTCGCAGCCCTTATTCCTGCAATTGTAGCCAAGATCGGTGAGGCAATTGTCGAATTCTGCAAAGTTATCGCTGATAGTGCAGGAGCCATTGGTGAAGCAGTCAAGGCAGTTGTCCTTATGCTGGTGGATGTACTTGTTGAGTGCGTTCCCGCTATCGCTGATGGGGCATTGAAGCTCATTGCAGGTGTTCTTGAAGCGTTGGTAGAATATACCCCGTCTATCGTTGATTCCATCTTCCAATTCCTTATCGCAGTTCTTGAGGGCGTCGCTAAGAATCTTCCCAGTTTGATTCAGGCTGCGGTGGATGTATTGATGGCGTTCTTCTCAGGCATTGTGGATGCACTTAAGGGCATCGATACAGAAACTCTTCTTCAGGGAATTGCCGGTATTGGTCTGCTTGCCGCAATTATGGCTGCTTTGAGCGCAGTAGCTGCTCTTGTTCCGGGCGCCATGCTGGGTGTTCTCGGTATGGGTGCTGTCATCGCTGAGCTTGCTCTTGTACTTGCGGCGGTCGGTGCCCTGGCACAAATTCCTGGTTTGAACTGGCTTATCAATGAAGGCGGTAATCTGCTTCAGGGAATTGGTACGGCAATCGGTAAATTTGTTGGCGGTATCGTCGGCGGTTTTATGAGTGGCGTATCCAGTCAATTCCCGCAAATTGGTTCTGACCTTTCCGGGTTTATGACCAATGTCCAGCCGTTCCTTGACGGTGCAGCTTCCATAGATCCGGCTATGCTGGACGGTGTTAAGGCTCTTGCAGAAACGATTCTTATTCTGACAGCCGCAAATATTTTGGATGGACTGACCTCGTGGTTCACCGGCGGAAGCTCACTCTCCGGCTTTGCTGAAGAGATGGTTCCGTTTGGAAAAGCTATGAAGCAATTCTCTGATGAAATCAGCGGTATTGATGGAGAAGCAGTTTCCAATGCTGCAATCGCAGGTAAGACTCTTGCGGAGATGGCTGATACACTTCCTAATACTGGCGGTGTCGTTGGTTTCTTTGCCGGAGAGAACGATATGAATGCCTTCGGTGAACAGCTTATTCCATTTGGTCGTGCCATGCGTAACTTTGCAAACGAAGTCGCCGGAATTGACGCCAGTGTTATTACTGAAGCAGCTACCGCTGGTAAGGCACTTGCAGAAATGGCAAGCACCGTTCCGAACAGCGGCGGCGTAGTTGGCTTCTTTGCTGGTGAAAACGATATGGATGACTTTGGCGAACAGCTTGTTCCTTTCGGCAGAGCAATGAAGGATTTCTCTGACGCTGTTTCCGGACTGAAAGCCGATGTCATTCAAAATAGCGTTACCGCAGGTCAGGCTTTGCTTGAACTTGCAAACACAGTACCGAATACGGGCGGTGTTGTATCCTGGTTTACGGGTGATAATGACCTTGAAACCTTCGGAGAGCAGCTTGTCCCGTTTGGTACAGCAATGAAAAACTATTCTTTGGCCGTTACAGGATTGGATGCATCTGTCGTCACAAACTCTGCAAATGCGGCTAAAGCTCTGGTTGAGCTTTCAAACAATTTGCCGAATAGCGGCGGTATCGTATCCTGGTTTACAGGCGATAACGATATTGCAAGCTTCGGCGAGCAGTTGGTATCTTTCGGTCAGTCATTTGCTGCGTACTACAACAGCGTCAGCGGAGTAGATGTGGCTAAGTTAAGTGGTGTGGTTGTTGAGTTCAGAAATCTTGTGGATTTGGCAAACGGCATTAAGAGCGTTGATACAAGTGGAATGTCCACCTTTGCTCAGAATCTTACGAATTTGGGTAATGCAGGTATTGACGGCTTTATTAATGCCTTTACAAATGCTAATTCCCGTGTAAGCACAGCCGCAAACACAATGGTCACTACATTTATCAACGCCGCCAAAGCACAGCAAGGAAATTTGGCAAGCACTTTCACCACCATGATTAACGGTATTGTCACTACTTTTACAAGCAAGTACAGTCAGTTCACAGTTATGGGGCAGACGATGATGACCAACTTTATCTCTGGCATTCGTACCGGAGACACATCGGCTCGGTCGGCATTTGTCACCATCGTGTCGGGTTGTCTGACCGCAATCCGAAATAAGTTCTACGAGTTTAACACCGTTGGACAGACTACGATGACAAATCTTATTGCCGGTATTCGAACAAAGAACCAGCTTGCGAAAGACGCCTTTGTTCAGATCATTAACAGTTGTCTGACCGCAATCCGAAACAAATACACCAATTTCTATAACGCCGGTAAGTATCTCGTTGAAGGATTTGCCGCTGGCATAACTGCCAACACATACATGGCTGAAGCGAAAGCAAGAGCTATGGCAAGAGCAGCGGCAGCGGCAGCAGAAGCGGAACTCGACATCAACTCACCGTCTAAAGTTGGCTATCGAATTGGTGAATTCTTTGGTATGGGCTTCGTCAATTCCCTGATCGACTACACCGATAAGTCTTACGATGCCGGTGTATCTGTTGCAAAGTCGGCTAAGGAAGGACTCCGGAATGCAGTTTCCAAGATCGGTGATTTCATCGAAAATGGAATTGACTCTCAACCGACGATTCGACCGCTGCTTGATCTGTCTGATGTAACGGAGGGTGCGGGCAGGTTGTCGGCACTTTTGAGTCGAAATCAGGCGATGAAGATCAGCGCCGGTATGGAGCATGAGGGCGGCAGTGTCGTTCAAAATGGCGGTACTACACCTACCTCTGGAAACAACTACAATTTCACACAAAACAACTATTCGCCTAAGGCACTATCGAGGATTGACATTTATCGTCAGACGAAGAACCAGTTCTCGGCGTTGAAAGGATTGGTGGAAACATGATTCACTCATTTGCTATCACCAATTACTTAGGTGATAGGATCAAACTGGACTTGAGGGAGCCTGAGGTTTCGGGCTTCCTCATCAAGTCTGTAACCGGCTTAGGTCCGGTCAAAGCAACTGTCAATACGACGGAAGTCGTCACTAATGACGGCTCTATGTTTAACTCTGCCAGATTGAGTCAGCGAAACATCGTTTTCCAAATCGTATTCGTTGACACAGTCTATGGAGAAACGATCGAGGATGTACGACAGAAATCCTACAAATATTTTCCGGCAAAGAAAAATGTTGAGATCATCATTGCAACCGATAACCGATATGTACGAACAAACGGTTATGTGGAATCGAACGAACCAAATATTTTCAGCTCGCAGGAAGGGACATCGATCTCGATTATTTGCCCTGACCCGTTCTTCTATTCAGCCGGTGAGGATGGAAATAATGTAACGGATTTCTACAGTATTGACCCGATGTTCGAGTTTCCGTTCTCAAACGAGTCCCTGACGGAACCTTTGCTTGTATTTGGTGAAATCCAAATCAAGACGGAGGGTGTCATCACTTACTATGGCGATGCTGAAATTGGAGTAACGATCTATATTCATGCAATCGGACCGGCAAGCAACATCAATATTTACAATACGGAAACCAGAGAAGTCATGAAGATCGATACTGTGAAGCTCCAAAAGCTGACTGGAAAGGGTATCGTCGCAAGTGATGATATCGTCATTAACACCTCAAAGGGTGATAAGAGCATTACTCTGATTCGTGAAGGCGTTTCGTACAACATCCTGAACTGTTTGGATAAGAATACCGACTGGTTTACCTTAGCAAAGGGCGATAACATTTTCGCCTTTACTGCTGACAGCGGTGTTACGAATCTTCAGTTCAGAATTGAAAACAAAGTCATCTATGAGGGGGTATAACTATGGAACTTTTGGTCTTAAACACCGACTTTGAGTCTATAGCCGTCATAGATACTTACGAATCCATGATATGGACTGACCGGTATAATTCGTATGGAGATTTCGAGATATTCTTCGCTATGGATACACAACTCTTGCAGTATTTGAAAGAGGATTACTATCTTTGGCTGAAGGATTCGGAGCACTGTATGATTATCGAAGACATCAAGATCAATGCCGACACAGAAGAAGGAAATCATCTTATCGTCACAGGCAGATCGTTGGAGTCTATTCTTGAACGCCGCATCATCTGGGGGCAGCGAATCTTTAACGGAAATCTTCAAAATGGCATCCAGACGATGTTAAACGAATGCATCATTTCACCGTCTATTGCTGATCGAAAGATTTCCAACTTTGTGTTCGTGCCTTCTGCCGACCCTAAAATTACAAGTCTGAAAATCGACAACCAATACACAGGTGACTGCCTGTACGATGTTGTCAAAGGACTTTGTGAGGAAAACAATATAGGGTTCAAAATCGTACTGACAGATGAAAATGAGTTTGCATTCAGTCTGTATGCCGGCGTTGATCGCTCTTATGAGCAGACAGAAAATCCGTATGTTGTTTTCTCTCCAAACTTTGAGAACATCATCAACAGCAACTACTATTCATCCAAAGCGAGTTTCCGAAATGTGACTCTGGTCGCAGGAGAAGGTGAAGGAGCATCAAGGCGAACTGCTATCGTTGGCTCAGCTTCAGGGCTTAACCGGCGTGAACTGTTCACAGATGCTCGTGACATCTCATCCGATACTGAGGACGGGGCACTTTCCGATGCAGAGTATATGGCGCAGCTTCAGACAAAAGGTTTGAAAAATCTGGCTGACCATATTGTGACTACTGCGTTCGAAGGCGAAGTTGAAGTCACTCGACTGTTCAAATACGGCGAGGACTTCTTTATCGGAGACATCGTTCAAATCGCCAATGAATATGGCAATGAGGGATCAGCTTACATTTCAGAGCTGGTCATCTCAAACAGTGAGGAAGGATTGTCGATTTATCCGACCTTCAAAACTATTTCAAAGTAAGGAGGGAGAAACTGAATGAGCGTATCAAGCGGATTTTTCAATTCACTTAACGGTGACCGCAAATACAATGCTGCACAGATGTCAGCTATCTTTGACGGACTCATCATCGATGGTGTATTTGCTTCTATCGGAACCGCTTTTGCTGTGAAGGCGGCAGGCGGTCTTACCGTGAATGTCGGTATCGGCAAAGCCTGGTTTGACCATACATGGACGGTCAATGACAGTATCCTGCCGATGACTGCCCCGGAAGCAGAGGTGCTTCTTGATCGTATCGATGCCGTGGTTCTGGAAGTAAACGGAATGGAGTCAGTTCGTGAGAACACCATCAAATTTGTCAAGGGTAATCCGTCCAGTGCACCGTCGAGACCGACTTTGACGAACGAGGGAAATGTCCATCAGTACCCTCTCTGTTATATTTACAGAAAGTACGGCACTGCGGTCATTAACCAAGCTGACATTACCCCTATGGTCGGCACAGAGTCTACTCCATTTGTAACTGGCATTCTTCAGACGGTCAGCCTGGACGAGCTGCTTGGCAAATGGCAGGACGAGCTTGATCGGTTTACTGATGCACGATCTCAGGAAGTTGACGACTGGATTGCTCAGGAGGAAAGCGATTTCACAACTTGGTTCGATAAAATGAAAGCTGATCTTCAGCAGGAGCAGACGGTTCTTGACCAGTGGATCGCATCTGAGCAGGCTGATTTCCTTTCCTGGTATAACCAGATGAAAGATCAGCTCAGCGGCGATGTCGCCGGTAATCTGCAACTTGAGATCGACAAGGAAGAGGTCAAGCGGATTTTATTGGTTGGCTTTGAAGATGGAACCAAGGAATTTTCAGATGATGGTACTGTTATCACTTCGACTGCGAGCGATGGTAGAACCCTGACGAAGACTTTTTCTGACGGATTCCTGACCATGACAAATGTGCTGAAAAGTGCAGCGGGGGCAGAAGTGGCGAGAGCCGTCAAGACTTTTGACTCCGATGGCAAGCTTATCAGCACTGTTGTAACTTATTCTTAAAGCGAAAGGAGAACAATCAAAATGGCAGAAGAAGATCTGATTTTCGGTAAAAACCGACACTTCTTCGGCGGCATTGAGCCGTCTAATATGCTGGTGTTCAGTGTGGCTGTTGAGAGTGGCGTTGTGAAAGTTACGGCTACACTTCCCAATGACACAGTCGTGAATAACCAGACACTCTGCACCGTAGAAGGTGCGATTATCCGGAGGAAGACAACCGATTATCCTAAGGATGAGTTCGACGGCGATCTGGTCGCCAACATCAAGGCGTCTACTGTCTTTGCGGATAGTGACGCTTCCCCCACCGGAACTTACTACTATGCAGCATTCCCTTATACCACACAGGGTGTATATAACCGGAATAAGGCTAACCGTGTAGTAGTCAATGAACCGGAGCCGATGCAGGAATTTTCCGCTAAGTCGGTGTATGTTTCTGCGTCTGACACCGTCAAGGTTGAAATCACGGCAAAGTTGCCGAGTGGCGTTGCCGGTGCAGTCATCCGTAGGAGCACGACTGGTTATCCTACCAGTGAGACTGAGGGTGAACTGTTCAAGAACATCACTGCCAATGGCACTTATATGGATACCAATGTGACAGTCGGAGTGGTGTATTACTATTCCGCATTTCCTTACACCAGTACCGGTGCCTATAATCGCAGCGAGGCAAACAGAACCAGCGTAACACCGAATAAGAGAGATTATCTGTTCGGTTATGACTTGGTCAAGGCAACCTCCAGTCCCACAGGACGAGTAACTTATCCTTCTGATGTGGATAATGCGGCATTTACTCCGGCAGCTATGAATTTCAGCGCCGGTAAGTTTAACTATGGCGGTTGGGCGTTTGACCCGGGCGAAAAATTTATGCCTCGTCCTTGCATGTTGACTTATGCTGGTGTCGTAGATCATTACCTCAATCCCGATGACTATACTAAGAAGGTCGATGGTTCTGCTTCTAAGGTCGCAGATACTTCCTTTGGCGGCAACGCCATGATGGAATGGCCGAAGATATATACAAAGCGTTGGGAAGAGAACGGTGTCTACCATTTCCGCTGCTCTGATGTACCGCAGGATGACGATTGGGATTGCTGGTGCAACTATGACCGTCAGAACAACCAGATTGACCATTTCTATACCCCCATCTATTTTGGCTCTCTGGTTTCCGGCAAGCTGCGTTCTATCAGCGGTGCTGCAAACAGCGTAAGTACCACGGCTGCTAACGAAATTGCCTATGCGAAAGCAAACGGTAACGACTGGTACACCGAGGTGCTGGCTGATCGACTGCTGCTTCAGGATCTGCTGGTTATGATGGCTCGTTCTACTGAGTGTCAGACTGCATTTGGCTACGGACGATGTAAGTCGCCAACATCTGGGAACAAAACTGTTGTCCCTGGTGCGATGGATACTAAGGGTATGTTCTGGGGTTCCGATGACCAGACCTCCGGTGTGAAGGTCTTCGGCATGGAGAATGTCTGGGGTAATTTGTGGCGTCGTACCGCCGGCTGGATCAATGCTAACGGAACGCAGAAGGTCAAGCTGACTCGTGGTACTCACGACGGTTCTACCGCAGCCGACTATAACACTGATGGCAGTGGTTATATTTCTGTTGCAAACGCCACCCCGAATGGCATTTCCGGTGGATACATCGATACGATGAAGACAGAAGCATACGGACGCCTGCCTGTAACCGCAAATGGTTCGAGCAGCACTTATGAGGCTGACGGCATGTGGTTCAATAACAGCCAGGTTAATTATGCGTTTGTCGGCGGCTACTGGAACTATGACCTGTTGGTTGGTCCTTTCTGCGCTAGTCTGGCCAATGCGGCGTCCTCTTCGGACTCGAGCATTGGCGCGGCTCTCTCTTGTAAACCACTTGCTGCTGCGTAAGCAGCGAGGAGAGGACGGGAGAACCTTAGGTTCGCCGGGCTAACGAAAACTATAAAATTTTAATAGGGGTATACACTGCGCCCATCGCGTATGTCGGCGGAAACTGGAACAATGACCTGATGGTTGGTCCTTTCTGCGCTAATCTGAACAATACGGCGTCCAATTCGAACTCGAACAATGGCGCGGCTCTATCTTATCCATTAAGAATACTCTCAGCAATGCAGTGTATACCGCCGTGAAAAACGGTAAGAGAGCTTTGCATCTCTTCCTCACCACTTGGTGAAAATTAACTCGGTGCAAGCATCTGTTAGTAGCTGAGAACAAGTCGAAAGCGGATGAGAGGATAAGAGAGAACATGAAATCCTATAACCACTTGTACGAAAAAACAATATCCGAAACGAACCGACGGTACGCTCTGTCTCAAGCAAAGCACAGCAAGAGATTCCGTAAAATCATGAAACACCGGTACATGTCTGACGATGCCGCAGTTGAACAATCCTTAGATTGGATAGTCAACTACGAAAACGCCGAGCATGTGCCGGTTTACATTTATGATGGGATTACTCGCAAGGAGCGCACTATTATTGTCCCTACGATGGAAGAGCTGCTTGTTCAACATTGCATCGTAAATGCCATGAAGCCGATGTTCTGCAAGGGAATGTATGAACATAGCTATGCAAGTCTTCCGGGCAGAGGTGCCCATAAAGGAAAACAGGTAATTGAGAAGTGGATCAGGACTGACTCGAAGAATTGCAAGTATGTCCTCAAAATGGATATTCGTCATTTCTTCGATTCTATTCCACACGATCGTTTGAAAGCCAAGTTGAAGAAGACCGTTCATGACGAGAAGATGCTGGAGTTATTATTCCGCATTATTGATGTCACAGAGGTTGGTATTCCACTTGGCTTTTATACTTCTCAATGGCTTTCTAACTGGTATTTGCAGGGTTTAGATCATTTCATCAAGGAGCAGCTCTGTGCTGTGCACTATATGCGCTACATGGATGACATGGTTGTTTTCGGAAGCAACAAGAGGGTTTTGCACCGCATGAGACAAGCAATTTCCGATTATCTGGAAATGGAGCTTGGCTTGGAACTTAAAGCGAATTGGCAAGTCTTTCGCTTTTCTTATGGCAACAACCAGGGGCGTGATCTGGACTTCATGGGCTTTCGTTTTTATCGTAATCGAACGATTCTTCGAAAATCCATTATGTACAAGGCCACGAGAAAAGCTCGCAAAATCTCCAAAAAGGAGAAAGCAACCATACTCGATGCTCGGCAAATGTTGTCTTATCTTGGGTGGATCGACTGCACCGATACCTATTTGATGTATCGGAAGTGGATAAAACCATGTGTTAGCTTCCAGCAATTGAAGCGAAAAGTTTCACGATATGACAAATACGATGAGAAGCGGGTATATCAAAAACTCGTCAGTCTTTACACTGCGAAAGGAGGAAAGTCGCATGGAGTTAAATTACAAATATGCCGAGAGCACAGTCCAACCGACTGCACTTGAGGTTACTGTTGGAACCGTATATCTCCGCAAGGACATTACGAGTATTACACGAACTTCAGAACAGGGCGATAAAACCACTTACTGGACTTATCAGGAAGCGGCGTTGACCCCTCAGGAGTTCAATGAATACACCAATCTGCTTATGGCTGAAAACGCCATTAAAGGTACAAATGATTCGGACAACATTGTTCAGATCATGGCAGGTCAGGAAACTGGAGATTCCCAGCAGCTTGCTATCATGGAAGCAATTGCTGATCTGTACGATGCCGTCGCAGCAATGATTCCTGAATGAGGAGGTAGCAAAAATGGTCAATCTTTACGCCACGCTTATCATCAATAAGCGTAGAACCTTCGACCAGGTGCCTGAAAAATTTAAGGCAGATGTCGAGGCAAAATTGTTAGAATATGGCTACGATACCAACGGCGATCTTATCGCTGAGGAGGAGTAACCATGTTTTATATTTTATCCAAAATTTTGATAGGAGGTAACAACATGGTAGCACTGTATGTCGCACTCATCATCGCAGGTCGTCGGACCTTTAATCAGGTTCCGGCGAAGTTCAAGGCTGCTGTCAAGGCTGATCTGGAAGCTCTCGGTCTTGACGAAAATGGTAATCCTGTGGATTAACCGAAATTGGCAGGGAGTCTACTTTGCGGTGGGCTCCCTCGCCTAATTAAAAGAGGTTTGGGGTGATATTTCCTACAAGCTTCTTAATTCATTTATGACTTCAAGGAGGATGATACATGGAAATGGAACCCTGGCTGCAAACGCTATTAACCATTTTGGGGACGATACTTGCTTCTTCTGGATTTTGGGCATATATCCAAGAGCGAAGCAAACGAAAAGCTGCTGAGAATAAGCACAACAATCTTGAAACGCAAATGCTCATTGGTTTGGCTCATGATCGCATTATCTATCTCGGTATGTCCTACATCGAGAGGGGCTACATTACACAGGACGAGTATGAGAATCTGTATGAATACTTGTACAAGCCTTATGAAAAATTAGGCGGTAACGGTTCGGCTAAGCGAATCATGACAGAAGTTGACCAACTTGCGATTCATAAATCAACTTACAATGCTTGAATTGGAGGTGAGATTATGAGTTACAACATTACTGGTACGACTATCACTTTGACCCGAGGTGATACATTTGAGGCTCTGGTCTCTGCCACCAAAAGGGACGGAACACAGTATATTCCCGTTGCAGGTGATACCATTCGCTTCGCAATGAAAGAGAATTACGATGACCCCCGCCCCCTTCTTGTCAAAGACATCCCGATTAACACGATGATGCTGACGCTTGAACCTCAAGATACAGCAGATCTGAATTTCGGCAAGTATGTCTATGACATTCAGCTCACAAAAGCAAACGGCAAAGTTGATACCTTTATTTCGAAAGCAATTCTGAAGCTTTCGGAAGAGGTTGACTGAGCATGGGTGGAGTATGCGGAATCGGGTCTATTAAAGGTCGCCTTTCGCCCATTGGAAGCTTACAAGGAGCTTTATCTATACCTGTTGGCGGAGGTTTGGACTGTGATATTTATGAGGGCGAATACAATATCGTTCCCAGCGACACGGTTCAGGTACTGCCGACAGCCAACAAACTGCTGAAGCATGATATTGTAATCGAGGCAAACTCCGGAGGTCTTCCCGAAGGGAGTGAGATGGCTACGGACGACGATATTGACAGTTTGATCGATGATGTTTTCGGAACCGGAGTCAATCCTGATCCGGACGAGCCCACTTACAGCCCTGATGACATCGCAACAGAAAAAGAGCTGAACGATGCTATTACCGATGTCTTCGGCTAAACATTTTGTGGTCACAGCAGCGCCAAAACGCTGTGGCAAAAATAATTTTATTCCAATAGGAAGAATGTATTATGGCAGACACTATTAAGATTACTACCCTGGCGCAGTTGAAGGTTGCTCTTCAGGCAGCTAAGACTTACATCGACGGTCAGATCGGTGGTCTGGGCACCCTGGCAGGCAAGAGTGAGGTCGCCTACGACGATCTGGCTGCGGCTCTGAAGACTCTGATCGACGGTAAGGCTGCTCAGGCTACTGTTGACACCCTGGTCGGTGAGGATACCGGCAAGTCTGTACGCACTATCTCTTCTGAGGAAGTCGCAAAGATTGTGGCTGGTGCCGACAAGTCTTACGACACTCTGAAGGAGATCGCTGACTGGATTCTGAGTGACACCACGGGTGCCGCAAAGATGGCTAATGACATCACTCGTCTGGATGGTATCCTTGCCGGTATCGGCGGTACTGACGAGGAAGCTACTGTCGTGGCTTATGTCACCAAGATGATTAACGCGCTTGGCATCGGTGACTATGTCAAGACTACCACTATGACTACCGAGCTGGGTAAGAAGGTGGATAAGGTCGAGGGCAGCCGCCTGATGACTAATGCTGAAGGTACCAAACTGGCTGGCATTGCCGCTGGTGCTCAGGCGAACGTCATTGAAAAGATCAAAGTCAATGGCGTTGAGGTAACCCCTGCGGCTGAGGATAAGTCTATTGCTCTGACTATTCCGACCGGCAAGCTTGCTGGCAAGGATATTGTCGCAGAGGCTGATCTGGACGCTGCTCTGAAGGAGAAGGTCAACGCCGCTGCTGAGGGCAACCACAGTCATGCAAACAAGGCGTTCCTGGACACCCTGTCTGGTGCTACCGACGAGGAAGTTACCGCTATGTGCACTGAGGTCTTCGGTGCCTAAAGACTGTAAGTCTCTGGGGAGGGCGTAACAGCCCTCCCTAAATCTTTCAAAGGAGCGTGAATCGAATGCCTGATTACAAGCTGGTATCTCTTGAACAAATGAAGATACTTGCCGGAAAGACTAAGTCGTATGTAGACGGTAAAGTAGGTTCCGCCAGTGATATTCAGTCTGGTGACACCGTCAAGACTTTTTCAAAAGATTATAAGACTGTAACGACGGTTTACGCCAATGGGAACCAGCTTGTGAAGACTTTTTCGGACGATATGAAAACAATCACATCGGTTCTCACGGATTCTGAAGGAACGGTCATTGCAACGGAAACCAAGACACTGTCGGACGATGGACTTACCATCTCTACGGATGTGGTTTACGGCTAATAAATAGCAATACAGGGCAATGGAATGTAGGTTAGTTCTGCATTATTCCTACACTTTTACTCGAAAAGCCAGTAATTACGGGATATTTTGCTTCTATTATATAAATACAGAGAAGAACTCAGAAATCCTGGGAAGATGTGAGACGCTGAGGCAGTACAGCCGCTTCGTGGAAATCATGCGAAGTTATAGAGAGGACAGCGAACTGACAAACGATGTG